CCCGGCGAGACGCAGGCCGAAGTGATGCAGCGCATCTTTGATATTTCGCAGGCGACGCAATCATCCCTTAACGGCACCGCCACTCTTTATGCCCGCCTTGAGCGAGGCACCCGCATATACAATACCAGCGCCGCCGATCTTGTCCGGCTTACCACAATCATCAACCAGGGCTTCGCGGTATCTGGCGCCACTGCGCAGGAAGCAGAAAATGCCATCATCCAGTTATCTCAGGGTCTGGCCGCCGGTGCGTTGCGTGGCGAGGAATATAACTCAGTCGCAGAGCAGGGTAGCCGCCTTACAAACGCACTGGCTGACTCCCTCGGCGTCTCAATTGGTCAACTTCGCGCAATGGCTGCGGAAGGAAAACTGACCACTGATGTGGTTGTAAAAGGGCTGCTTTCGCAGGGCGAAGCCATTGGCAGCGAGTTCGCTAAAACAACAGTTTCTATTTCGAAAGGCCTGCAGGTTGCGGGCAACAATGTCACTAAGTTCTTTGGCGAAAATGCTACCGTTAAATCCTTCGCCGCCGGATTCCGTGATTCTGTAATCAGCCTGAGTGAAAATCTGGAAAGCCTTGGTACCGCAGTGATTGGCGCTGCTGCAATCATGGGTGGGCGTTTTGCTGGAGCTCTTGCTATGGCAACTGTTGCTCAGGCTCAACGCGTACAGGGCACGCTGACGGCGATCTCCGCGACGCGACAAGCCGCCATTCAGGAAGCAGAGGCTGCAGCAGTAACGGTGAGAAAAACGCAGGCAGACAAAGGCGCAGCAATGTCGGCGCTAAACCTCGCGCTCGCTGAGTTTCAGGTAGCAAAAAATACAGCGGCAGAAGCCTTCGCAATGGAAAACGTTGTGCGCCTGCGTAGTGCATACATTGCGACCGCAGCTGAAGCTGCCGTTGCAGAGAATGCGCTGGCCGGTGCTCAGGCGCGAGTCGCGGCCACTGGTTTCACCATGGCTAACACCATGAAGGTGATCAGTACCGTAACCGGCCCGCTTGGCGGCCCTCTCGGTGTTATAGCGATCGTGGCTGCTGGCTGGTATCTCTACGCGCAGCGCCAGGCTGAAGCGCGCAAAGAGGCGATTGCTTTTGCTGACACCATCCCTGACGTGATTAAGCGCCTCAACGACATGAACCTCGCGCAATCGCAGGGCGTGCGCGCTGACACGGTCGATTCAATTAAGGCGCAGAAGGATTCAATTTCTGACCTGAAGGACACCATTTCCGGCCTTGAGTCTGAGTATGAAAAATATGCCACTCTGGCAAAGCAATATGGTGTATCTGAAGATGAGAATAACGGCTATGTGATCAAGGCCAGAGAAGCCGCAAACAACCTTGCCAAAGCTCGGCGTGATCTAGATGGGCAAACGTCAAAGCTGCAGCAGACGGAAGATGCGTTACACCTGATTAATATTCGTGTTAATCAGGGCATCGTGGATCAGATGAAGGCGGCCAGAGATAATGCCCTTGCTCTCGCTGAAGCGGAGAAAAAAGCTTCTCTCCTTGGCGGTTCACAGGCATTCCTGGCGCAGAAGCTCGGGCAGTCGACTGAAGCGTTAAAAGCCTTCAACTCGGAAACCCTCAAGATTAACTGGGGTGGCAAAGAGGGCGAAAAGCTCATCAGGCAGGCCGAACGACGCCTCGCTCTTTCAAAGGTTGAGGGGGAGGCCAGGGCTAAGCTTCAGGCCACTTATGATGCTGAAGATTCTGGTGTAGTTGATCCGCGAGCAATCCAACGCCTTCAGGAGACTTATGTTGCCACGGAGAAAGCGACTGAAGCGCGTAAGGAGCAGAAAAAGGAAGACAAAGCCGCTGCTTCAGAGGCCAAGAAGCTTGAAAACCAGCAGGAATCAATAGCGCAGAAGCTGAGTAATCTTAAACAGCAATCTGAGCTTGCTGCTGACTCCACCAAAGAATTAAGCCGCGAGCAGGCCATTCTCACAGCCCAGCAGTCTCTAGGCAAAGGCGCTACTCAGGAGCAAATCGACCTGGCTGGCAAATATGCCTCAGCCAGGTGGGATGCTGCCAACGCTATCAAGGCACAGGCGGCAGCTGAGAAGCTTTTGCCAGAGGCGCGCGAGAACGCAAGCTTTAAGCAGGACGTTCAGGATCTGAACACCGCTTTATCTGCGAAGAAAATTAGCCAGGAGCAGTATAACCAGACCATTGAGCGCCTGGAGGAACAGCATCAGGCCAACCTCGCGAAAATACGGTCCGATCAGGTGGTCAGTCCTCAGCAAGAAGCTGCTGGCGGCGTTGACCCTGTGCAGCAGCTGGCGAATGAGAATGCGCGTAAGCTCGCGCTCATTCAGCAGTACGAGCAGCAGGGAATCATCACTCATCAGAATGCGCTGGCTCTTCGCGCGTCTGCCGACAAGGAGTATGAGCAGGCCCGCATCGCTGCGCAATGGGAAATCTGGCGCAACCAGAGCGCCGGCAATGAGGCACTGGCAGCCTCATTCGACGCACTGTCAGGGAGTGCCTCTAACGCTCTGACAGGCATCATCACTGGCAGCATGTCAGCGCAGGATGCAATGCGGTCCATCGGCAACACCGTGCTGAACTCACTCATCAATACGTTTGTGCAGATGGGCGTTGAGTGGGTGAAGTCGGCGATCATGGGGCAGGCGGCGCAGACGGCAGCGATCGGTACCGTCACCGCGGTGCAGACGGCAGCTGTAGCCACTCAAACCGCAACCAGCACCGCTGCGGCAGCCACAACCGCAGCAGCATGGACTCCGGCAGCAATCCTTTCATCTATCGCCTCTATGGGTACTGCTGCAGCGATTGGTATCGGCGCAGTTGCTGGTATCGTTGGTATGAGTCTGCTCGGTAAGCGAAAAAATGGCGGCCCGGTAACTGCTGGCGGACTGTATCAGGTAGGCGAGGGCGGTATGCCTGAAATCTACCAGGCCAGCACCGGTAAGCAGTACATGATACCGGGTGATAATGGAAAGGTGATCAGTAACAAAGATATGACCGCTGGCGGAGGTGGTGGGGTGACGATAAACATCCAGAACTATACCAGTTCAACCGTCGATGCGCAGGCAGGAACCGATGCCAACGGTGGAGTGACGGTGGATGTGATCGTTGCTGATATCAACAATGGCGGGCCGATCAGCCAGTCAATTTCACGTAATCACCAGGCACCACGCCGGGCGACCGGCTAAGGAAATAATATGGCTATTCCGTACCCGGACTGGTTGCCGCTTGCCCAAAAATCGAAGTCTCCAGGCACTGACACCGGTTTCCGGACTGATTTACCGGAAGTCGGGGCTCCGATATTTCAGAAACTCACCGACGATCTCAAGACGGCTTTCTCACTCACCTGGATTTTGACCCAGGCTCAGCACCGTGCTTTCTATCAATGGTTGCGTAGCCCGTCATATTTGGATAACGGCAATCAGTGGTTTGAAATGCTTGTAGGGACCGGGACCGGCGACACAGGGCTGGAAAAGCAGGAGCTTCACTTCCGCTCATTCCCGACATGGTCTCAGACCGGATCAGTATTCACCTGGACTGGCGATGTAATTTGCCGGGAGATTGTGAGTGCTGATGATGACTATGCCGACATTATCGTCGAGCTACCTCCGCCGTGGGGCTCATGGCTGGATATTGTGGTGACGGGTTACCCTGATAACCGGGACCCGGAATCGTTGCCGAGGGTTAACTGATGCCAACTTATCGCGAGTTCAAGGCGCAGCGGCCTAACCGGATCATGTACGAGACGGTAACCTTCTATCATCCTTCATTTGGATATGTGCGCCTGGTGAACAATCAGGTTTTCCAAAAGTCACTCGGCGGTGCGGTTTACGATCCGTGTCGATTTGAACTGACAGAGAGCCAGCAAAGCAGCACGCCAGTGATCGACAGTACGCTCAAGTTCAGCCAGCTCGCCAGCGACTTTAAGCAGAAGTTGAAACTCTGGTCGGGCACGTCCCGCATCCAGCCGATCACCTGCACTATCAGACGATTCGATGCGGCAGATACCGCCACACCTGTTGATTCATGGGTGCTCTACGTTGCTGACTGCAATATGGATGGAACTGACGTTAATGTCAGCCTCTCAATGACCAACCCACTCAACCGCAACATAGGCCGGATATATGACCCGGCTGAATGGCCTGGCCTCGTTAACGGATAACCCATGGATAAAAGTGAATTCATTAAACGGATCGAGCGAGTTCCGTGGGCTGACCGCGCCTGTAGCTTTTCGGCCTGCGACTGCTGGGGTCTGGTAGTGCTCTATTACCGCCATGTGCTTGGTATAGAGCTGCACAATCTCCCCGGTTACGAAGCGGGGAGTGATTTCATCACCTGTTATCTGGATGAGGTCGTCTACTGGCAGCCGAGCGCGCTGCCGGTAGAGGATGGCTTGTTCGTGGCCTACGTCGGAGAGCGGGCAGAACACGTCGGCATTATCGTCGACGGCGCCGGCTTACACAGCCGAGGAGACGGTGGCGGGGTGATGCATACACGACTGCGCGTTATCGAAAAGTTATTTACCAGGGTGGAGTATCTGTCGCATGCCGATTATCGAAATACAGCACATGCCGGGGCGGCCCAAAGAGAGGGTTAACCTCCCCGCCGGCAGCAGCTTTTATCAGTGGCTTGTCACGCGGGATTTTTTCACGGATGTCATCATCGTGGTGAATGGCAGGGAGCTGGATGACAGCGATGAGCTGGACTTTCCTGTTACTGAACTGCACAGCATCCAGATCTTCTCACAGCCCAAAGGAGCAATCGGCAAGGTACTGAGTCCCGTCTTCAAACTCATATCGAAGGTCTTCGCCTTCCTCGCACCGAAGCAGAGTTTCAGCGCCTCCGATTACAACTCGAAAGAGTCACCGAATAATAAACTCACCGGGCAGACAAATGTGGCGCGTACGTATCAGGCGCGACCGGACATTTACGGCCAGGTGAGAGCGTATCCTGATCTGATTCAGCCCTCCATGTACGAATTCATCAATAACATAAAGTATGTCACCGAGTGGATGAACTTTGGGATCGGCAAATATGATATTGAAAACGTCCGCTATTCAGAATCGTCAATAGGTTCTCTTGCCGGCGCGTCCTACCAGATTTATCAGCCTGGCGAGATTATCCCTCAGTCGGTTCTCGGATTCGAGTTTGACGATGTCGACGGGCAGGAGATATCAGGCCCTAATGAAAGCAATGACGTCCCTGTTTACTCAGCGTCTGCCACCACGGTAATTTCCGGTACGTTCTCTGGTGGACAGGCATCAGTGAAGATTGTAAGGCAGGCAGCCTTTGATTACTTCGCCGGACTCGCGCTGCCGCATTCGGTGACTTTCGTTGTCAATGTTACCTATGGCACGGCGAGCGGGAACGTAACCAAGGATATTAAAGTCTCGGCGAACCTGATCAATGTCACTCAGACTGATGATGGTTCAGTTACGAATCCTGTGAAATATTACACATTTTATTTCAACAGCCTCACCGGTACGGATGTCAATAACACACCGGCAAACGCCACCGTTAACACTACGAAGTTCATTCTCAATGACAACCAGGCGCTTGCTGCTGGCCCCTTCTTCTCGCCCCTGGCGGGCAATCAGCTGTGGATTCATTTCATGGCTCAGCTTGGGGACGGAGAGGGTGCGGATTACAAAATAACGCTCTGGAGAGTCAATGACGATAACAGCCAGGTACCGGGAACCACGCAGACCCTGACAGGAAATCTTTTTAACAGCCGAGGCAGATCTGACGTCATTTACAAGACTGTGAAGGTGACCCCCTCTGGCGGGTTTGGCCGGTACTCTGTAACCATTGTCAAAACCAACAACTCCAGCGACAGCAACAGCCTGCAGATCGCCGAAATTCACTCTGTGCGGATTCTGCAGAACCAGGTGCATGCTGAAGATACTCTCGTCCGGGTCACGGTTCAGGCGACGGAGCAGGCCACAGGCGTTCGTGACAGGAAATATAACGCGCTGGTGAAACGCCATACCATCAGCTACGACATGGCGACGAGGTCGGTGGATTATACACTGCGGCCTTCGCGCAATTTCGCTGATGCTGTCGCGCATACATGGCTGGTCATGGGAGAACAGCCCGAGGCAACTATCGACCTGTATGAGCTCTATCGAATCGCAGGAAGCATTACCCCGGCTCAACTTGGCTACTTCGACTACACATTTGACGATGAGGATGTCTCTCTCGGCGCACGCGTGGAGATGATCTGCAACGCCGCCCGCGTCATTGCCTTCTGGGATAACGGCGTTCTGACGTTCAGTCGTGACGAGAAGCGCACCACGCCAGCAGCGCTCTTTAACCGGTCAAATAAGAAGGGAGAAGAGTTCAGGCTCACATATGACATGCGTATGCCGGGCCAGTATGACGGCGTTGAGGTGGAGTATGTCAGCCCGCTAACGAATAAAAAGACCTACCTTCGTTACCGCATTACAGCAGCTGGCATCGTTGAAGCTGCAGCGCAGACGCCATTAAAGGTAACGCTGAATGGATGCCGAAATGAGCCTCAGGCGCGCGACAGGGCTCTTCTGGAGGTGAGAAAGTTGCTTTTCTCCCGCCTGCGGATGTCGGGAAAGGTGCTTGCCGACGGGGATTATGTTTACCCCGGAGACATGATCATCTTCACCGATACGTACGATATCAACCAGCAGGACGGCTACATAGTCGCCCGCGACGGTAACGCCTTCGATACCAGTGAGCGGATCACCTTTGAAGGTGAGATGTGGGTGGTTATCACCGACTCGTTGGGGAACACCACTGCGCGATATCCGGCTTCTCGCCGAGATGATACCGACTTCGGTTTTTCTGCCGCCATACCAGCCATTCAGCTCAATATCTTTGATGGTTATACGGTGCAGTCTCCGTCCCGTTATGTAATAGCCACCCAGGCAGAACTCGACTCCACTCAATGGACGATAGCCGAGAAAAAACCAAACTCAGACGGAACTACCTCCCTGACGCTGACTGAATACAGCGATCTGATTTACCCGTAAGTCTTTCCTCCAACCATCCAACCCGGCCTGGCGCCGGGTTTTTTTATGGAAAAAATATGGCTACCACACCGACAAATCTGCCAGTTCCGAGTGAGGCCCCGCGGGACCTGAAATTTAACGCGGGTAAAATTGACGAGTTCGTTACTTCACTCGTTAACACCTATGTCGACCGTTTCGGTAAAGAACATTACACCATTGAAGGTTTGCGTTGGCTGGCCCAGCAGGCGATTGCCGAATTCGGATGGATTCCTGTTGGAACATTCCAGGCAGGATCGACATTAACGCTGCCTAATCAACTCCTCAAAGATACAACTGATGGTGAGTACTACAGATGGGATGGCTCTTTTCCAAAAACCGTCCCGTCAGGTTCAACGCCATCATCAAGCGGAGGTGTTGGAATCGGTGCCTGGCTGAGTGTCGGTGATGCTACCGTGCGTCAGTGGGTGAAAACTAACTACGATGAATCCACCTACCAGCAGATCCAGACAGGTAACTTTGCAACTGGAGCGATCATTACCAGTTCATTTCAGGCTGTGTATTACCCCACCGACAGTCACTGGTATCGTTACCTCGGAAACATTCCTTCAGGCGGCCTGGTAGTGGCCGCAAACAGCTCACCAGACACGAACTGGGAGAACGTCGATACTCAGCAAATCATCAGCCTCCGCAAGATAAATGAGCTGTCAACATCAAGCATTGCAGGCTATATCGGCGTCAACATCGATATGCCGGTGGCTGTCAAAGATTCTGACAACCAGGGCGCACGTGTTGGTTCGGGCGTAACTATCCGCAACGATATTCCAACACAGAACGCCGTTAAAACAACAAAAATTCAATCAGCATTCAGTGTTTATGGCGATGGAATTTCTTTTATTGGATTGCGTGGGCGGGGGGCTGCTGCTGCAGACAACGCAGCAACTTCCGAATTCATTACGAATAGAATCGCTAAATCAAACGGACTGACAACCAAAAAGCTAATAATTGATGGAATTGATGCCTCCGGTTTTACTGCTGGGATTGGTCTTTATGGGGCTGACGGATTCATAATTAGAAACAGTAATTTGGGCGGGATGTTATATTCTCCGGTTACATTGAATAGTGCTGGTGGTTATGGCGTTGTATTAGGTGACAGTAAAAATGGCGACATCATAGGGAATACATTTACAGCCACACCAACCGACAGACATGCAGTTTATGCGAGTGTAAATCAGCCAGCAAATCCGGCAACAAGCGGATGGAATAACATTCGCATAATGTATAACAACGTTGACTGGACTGCGACAAACTCAGTAAACGACGATAGCAAAATACCTTTTAATCTGCGCGCAGGAACTAAAGGTATTATTGCCGGTAACAATTTAAAGGGCGGAGCAGGGGGAGTAACAATCCTTAACTCAGATGGTCCCCTAAGCGATATTGTTATAACAGGGAACACGCATACTGGAATCCAGCCTCAGAATGGTGTGATTGCTGCTTTTGTTAAGTGCCTATCTCCTTCTTCTGGTACAACATACCCAATCACCAACGTCGAGTTCACAAACAATGTGTTTGAGGTAAAAAAATCCCCAACATCTCCAGACGGAAATGATCAGGGATGCAGATGGGTTGGTGTTAATGGTTTAAGAATAGTTGGCAACAAACATAAAGTTCAGACGGGTGCCGGCTATTTAATTTGGAACTGCTCTAATATCCTTATCGATGATATTGTTGAGGAGGTCACTGACACTGCTGCAGCCAATACAATTGGGACGCGTACCATTGATTTCGAAGGCGCGTGCTCCAATATTACGATTGGCAGCATAAAGACAAACCGGCTTGATCGAAGCGATGAAAAGGCCAAAACAATCTATGGCTTGCAAAACTGCACTGATGTTACTTGTCTTTTTCAGCGATATATAGAATTTACGCTCACGAATGGGGTGGCGTCCTTGGTAAAGGATGACTACGACATAATAAGTTCTGGTGGTATCGCTTTTGGAAGCGGATCAATTCAAGTCACAGTCAGAAACCATGTCACGGATGTAGCAATAGCAGGCTGTGCGGCATACTCCAGAACCGCAAATGGAGTAATGGTTCAAAAAACCGCTGTTACAGGAAAGGTAATAACTTTAAGTTTTGTTGTTACATCTACTGGGGCTTTGCAAACCATGAGCACATACACCGGTAGAGTGGGCGTAACATTTTATGCATAAATAAAGGCCGCGTAGCGGCCTCTTATTTTAACACCCAACAGGATAGAATCTTATCAAAACCGAATGCTCTGTTTTCTTGTAATATAATTTATTATATTTTAACCAACCCTGTCCGCAAACATTTCTTATCTCTCTCAGTTGTTCTCCAACGGACAGGTCGCGGACATTGAATGCCCTTCTGGCGTAAACCTGTCCCCACCCGCTTCCTTCTTTGAAATATCTTGGAATTATATTATCAAGCAAAGGATATACTTCAAAAGATCGCTTGGTTTCCTCTGCGAAAGGCATTGCCCCGCTTATAACAAAAGAATCTCGATCCTCTGCTTGTATTATTTTTAAAATATCCGACATAACTAAATAATGGTATTCGTCCTGAGCCTTAAGCGCATTCGCATACACAGCACAGAATCCAAAAGAAAAAATAGATGAAATAATTAAAAGTGTATTTCTTGCCGCTCTAAAATCACATCGAGTCACGAGGTAAACAAACACCAATGGGAATACCAGTAGCGTGCGTGATGAAATCCATGGATTAAGCAAAATCACGTTTATTGATAATGATATGGCCGCAATAAGGATAGGGAATAATAAATCCATAACCACATGTCGCAAGCCTTTCTTGACTGATGAATATAAACAGAGCGCCCAAAGAATTGCATATGCTGCTAAAACCACGATGAGCGGTGATTTGAATGCATTGAATACAAGGTCTCGAACATAAGACGCATTCTTGATCAGGACACCTAAGGGATCGCTTCCTGACAGAAACAGCTCGCTTCTTGAGTTAATCCCAAGCAATTTTGCGGAAACCATGTAGGCGAGAAAGCCAACAACAAACACAGCGGCAGACTTCAGAATTAAATAGAATAGCTCCGACCAGCTTCTGCTTCGGGTAGAACCATAAATCATGCACATGCATGGAAAGGCCATTACGGAAACCTGATAAAGGAAAGAGCTTGATACAACAGCAGCTATCCCGACAACAAAAAAGCAAATCAGCCGATCAACGAAAAGGAACGGAATCAAGATCACCAGAAACGACATAGCCATAGTCAGCGAGTCGAGACGATATGATAAATTCTGAACCAGGAAAGGGGATGAAAGAATTGCGACAGTTATGACTGTTACAGAAGAAAAGTTAACGGCACGAGCTATGACGGCGGCTGAAATCACCAAGATTAAAACTGACGCTATCTGAGTAAAAGGGAAGAAATCCAGCGGGCCATTACCAAGGCTCAGAACGTTATACACCACGTTTGAAAGATATCTACCATCAACAGTCCACCCGAAATTTCTGAAAACCCTAGTATTGTCGTCAATGTATATACTGCCAGCCATTAGTATTGGCAGCAGGTATATAATTGAGATTATGAAAGATGGCTTTAATTGATTCATATCAAAACGCGTGCTAGTCATTTCTTCACCTTTAAAATATATCGCGGGCGCTGTTTAACCTCTGTGTAAATCCTGCCGATATACTCGCCAAGAACGCCGATACCTATAAGCTGAACACCGCCCAGGAACAGGATTGAAACCAGCAGGGATGGATATCCGCGAACCGGGTTCCCAAAGGCCAATGTGTCGACAATCATCCATGCGCCATACAGGAATGAAAGGCCGGCCACAGCTAGACCAATATAAGTCCACATGCGCAATGGGAAAGTAGAGAAGCTGGTAATCCCCTCAAGCGCCAGGTTCCATAATTTCCATCCGTTGAACTTAGAATCTCCTGCGACACGTTCTGCTCGCGCGTATTCAACAACGTCAGTGCGCCCGCCAACCCAGCTAAGCACGCCTTTCATAAACAGGTTACGCTCTGGCATCTGCCGGATGTTTTCCACCACTTCACGCGACATCAGCCGAAAATCACCAACATTCTCTTCAATCTGCGGGTTGCTGATCTTGTTATGGAGCTTATAAAACCACTCAGCAGATTTGCGTTTCATCCGGCCATCAGTGGAGCGATCTGTGCGCTTTGCCAGCACCATGTCTGCACCATCCTGCCACTTTTGGATGAGGTGAGGGATGACTTCAATCGGGTCTTGCAGGTCAACATCTATGGGGATAATCGCATCGCCGGTAGCATGATCCAGTCCAGCAAAAAGTGCAGGCTCTTTCCCGAAGTTTCTGGTGAAGGAGAGCGGGACAACAAGGGGGTCGGCCAGGGCGATCGCGGTTATAACTGCTTCTGTTGCATCTTTGCTTCCATCATTTATGAATACGATCTCGACCTCATGCTGCTGAAGCGCCTCAAATTCCCGCACGGTTTTGTAGAAAATGGGAATTGCTTCCTCTTCATTAAACACCGGAACAACCAGAGAAATTTTCATTTCGCATCCCTAAAGACAATGAATTTCGAATAGATAAAACCGCACACCAGGCTGATGGCGGAGAAAGCGATTAGCGTGATGATTGGTGCCAGACCTGATTTATCGGCAGCCCAACCTACAGATGCACTGAGAGCGCCCATGAATCCTACATAGAGCATATATCGGAGCGTAGTGGTTTGAGATTTGAATGTGAAGCGGGCATTGGCAAAGAAGCTGAAACTGACCGCAACAATAAAACCGGCAAGATTGGCTAGCGCCTGGTTAGTGTGCAGAGCATAAATGCATACGGCGAATGACACCCAGTGGATCAGCGTATTTATGAGGCCAATGGAGGCGTATCGCGCAAATATATTTAACATTATGTAAATCAATCAATTCAGAGGATTCCGGAGTTTAGCACCATGCACTCACTTGATCGACTCGCAAAAGTATAGATACTGTATGTATAAACAGTACTATCGGGAGGTGAAAATATGCCACGCAGAGACGATATTGAGACAGCATTCAGGCAGGCCATAGTGATGGAGCCGAGCGGGCGGCGTACGGTCACAACGGAGAACTTCGTGAAGACGTTGCTTAACTTTAACTGGGATTGGTCACCACGACAGGCTAATCAGTGGATTGAGGGCCACGTCAGCACGTTCAGGGATATCTCTCAGCAAGAGGGTGAACTCCGTACGTTCATGATGTTCAACCCGAACGGAGGTCTGTGATGGGCTTTCCTTCACCAGCTGCCGATTACATGGATGAAAAGATATCGCTCGACCATGAGCTGATCCGCGTACCGTCTGCGACATACTTACTGCGCGCGGCGACTGAGTCCCGGCGTGAAGCGATAAAGAAGGGGGCTTTACTGATACTGGACACTTCGGCAACGCCAGTAGATGGCTCTCTGGTTATGTGTCATCTGGATGAGAAGCTTCGGATGCTGCGGCTGAGGCTTCATCCGCGCCCGAGACTGGAAGAACTGGACAGGCCGGAAATAACCTACCCGATGACGAGTGATGACTTCGAAGGCCGACTCGTTTTCAAAGGCGTGATCACCTACATCATCAACGACGCGCGCTCCGGCGAGTTCGATGATAATCCGGTGATGTGAGTGATGGGGCATGGATGGGGCAAAAAATTAGCGCAAAACAACTCAAAACCTCTGAAGGTGTCGATTCGTCTTGCGCTAATGCATTGCTTTCAACCTGCTTTTAGCTTACTTCATCTCACATCATAAAAATGGTCCCGTATAACATCATAAAACATTAACATGCACATAAGTGGCTGAAGTATATAACAATTATATTCCAGCCACTTTCTTGTGGGGCATGGGTGGGGTATTAAAGTCAAAATTTGTATTAAGCAAAGCGATCTGATCAACGTCATGTTCGGACATCCACTTTCCATACACAGTAAAAACCATTTGTGCATTTGTATGCCCCATCTGGTTTGCAATAAAGCTCGGATTAGCTCCGGCGCTTAAAGCCCAGCATGCAAAAGTATGGCGTGACTCATATGCTTTGCGGTGACGGATTCCGGCACGCTTCAGAAGATTATTCCATGACGCAGCCAATGAACCCGGGATGTAACAGAAGCTTTTTGTCTGATGCCTTGCAGAAACAGACGGATTAAAAACAAAGGTGCAGAGATCTTTTCGCTTTTTACCGTACTCGCGCAGGTTAACAATTACCTCACGCTGCGTCTGCATACGTGTTAATTGCATCTGACTTTTGAGTGCATTTATGGCTGCCGTGGTGAGATTTACGGTCCTGATGCCACTTTCTGTTTTGGGTGGTGTAAAGTGATCAGAGATTGCCAGATTGCGATTGATTCTTACCGTCCAGTTGACAGTATCGATGTCCTCCCATGCTAAAGCGCACAGCTCACCATGTCTCATTCCCGTACTTACTGCCAGAATCCAGAGGTTCCGGATTTGCTCATGCGTGGTTGCATCTAACAAACGAATGAATTCATCCTTAGTTAATGGATCCGGTTCTGCCTTCGATTTTCTCAGCGGCCTTAGGTCTGAGATAACCGACCCGCGGGTATAATTATTTCTCTCAGCAAACTTCAGCATTTCAATCATGACCGACATGTAGGCATTCACCGTTCTCACGGTGCGGCCTTTTTTATGAGAGCGCTGAAGTGTTTTTCCAACGAGCTGATAGCCAGTCAGGAGCTCATGCCGCAAAGACAATAGATTCTCATGCGTGAGTGAAGAGACTGGCTTAGTATCATCAAGAATGAGCAGACACATCTTTATATAGGATGTGTAACGCATTAGCGTGTTACGGGATAACACCGTCTCCTTCAATGAAAGCCATTTAGCTGCGAGCTCTGCAATCGTCACCTTGAGTTTGTGATCATCATTAACTTCAGCTCGCGGAGAGTTTGGAAACTGCGCTGAGTAATCAAAGGTGCCGGTCCTGATCGCATAGCAGATCGACGTCCTTAACTCCCCAGCTAGTTTCCTGTTCTTGGGTGTGTCAGGTACGCCTAGGCTCTCTCGTACCCGCTCACCCTGGTAGATAAACCACAGGCGCAGTGTGCCCCCGTGGTTCTCGACCCCGGTTGGATATTTAGACATGCTTCTTCCTCTGTTATGAAAGAGGGGCTATTTAAGCAGATTTTTGACGGGGGATCGCCGGGCGCTGACGTTCCACCCAGTTATCGACTTCGTGGCGGTTGTAGAGAATAGGGGAGTTGTCCTTCGGCTGGCAGTCTCCGGAGTAATGCCGGTACTCGCGGCCTTCCATCCAGGACTTTTCCCGCGCGGACTTGATAGCGTTTTTGGTCAGGCCAGTGATCGCCATCAGCACTTCTTCCGATACCCATTTATTGGGCACCAGTTGGATCGCTTCACTCATGGTTTACTCCAGGCAAAAAGAAGCCGCCCGCAGGCGGCAAACATAAAGGGATGATAGATAGGTCTTATCGGTGCTTAACACCCATCAGGCGACTCAGGGAATCGCCTGTAAGTTGCTACCGAGTTGGTAATCAAAAAGCCGGACTCGGCGGCTTTGTTGAACAGAGGTGGTGGTTAAACCCAGTTGTGTTTTATCGCTTCATGCAGAGTGTCTGTATCTCCGGCAACAATATTCCATGCTTTGTTATAAACAGCCCTGTTTTGAACCTCACAACCCTCCGTTTGGCAGATAACATCGTGATGGCCATCAGCACCTTTTGATGGTGGAGTGCTAATGCAAACATCCAGTAGCATCTCTTTAGGCTGAACGCCGCAGAACGGACAAGGGATTATCGAATCAATGCTCATATCATCTCCTGGGGTTGGGTGAAATATGAGCATATCAGTAAGACAGCGCAAAGGAAGGGTTATGATTATTAATAAACGTTATATTTCAACATGTTCTTGACGGTATCGTCATTAGAACTTCTCGCTGAATCATGGTGCGCAGCTCAGTTGTCATCATCCACCCACCAGTCATAATCGTCATCATCCTGCGAAAGATTGAATAAAGGATTTGTGGCCGCCAGCATCTCCGCAGCCGCTCCCTTGCGCTGAAGTCGGCGCAGTGCTTCGTAAAGCTCGAAAGCTTCGGTGCGCTCATCGCCAATATCGAGAGAGCATGCGACGCGGTGCGCGGCGACAACGATCACCTCTAACTGGTTACGGATGTCCTGAATAGTTTCCATTCACACCTCCTCCTCAGGCGCTGCCGGGGCGTTGAACAGCGGAGCTATGTTTCTCTCCAGGTCAGTAATAACGCTCCATATCTGAACCGACTCAACACCTTTTTTTGCCAGGTCACGATAGCTATCGGCATAAACCAGCACTGGGTTTCGCACTGACCCGCTGCCCAGCAACTCAAGCAGCATGTTTGCCATTGCCGCAGCATCACCGCACTGCACATGGTCGGTATCGGCGATGACGCGTAATTCGCCGCGGGTCATTTTTGGTTTCATCGTTAAAAGCCTCTCTGCTTGCGCTTCAGTTCGATAATCCCCTGGCACTCGGCGCACATCTGGCAGCCGGGCATCGCCGCGCGCCGCAGATCAGGAATAGGATCGCCGCACTCCTCGCAATGCTCAGCCGATACCGCATTGCGGTCGACGCGGTGAGCGGAAAGTGCAGCGTTACGCTGAAGCTCTTCAATCTCTGATGCACTGTCGATGATGTCGGCCATAATCACTGCTCCCGGAACTGTTGGTTAATACGTTTGAAGGTGAACGCCAGCAATAAAAAAGGAGCCTTAAGCTCCTGGGTGATTAGTGCCTTCATGCGGTACGCTCCAGTTCTGCGAGCCCACCGCGCACCGCATCAATGATGCGTTCGAGGTATTGGTATTTGTGGTTTGGTACAGAGGGCCAGTTCGCATACCAGGGGTCATCACCCAACAGCCCAAGCAATTTGTCTCCAACGAGCCGATCGCAGCAGTTCGCTTTCACGTCATCTGCATCCTCAGCCTCGTCCCACATTTCGCGGGCTTCTTCTGCTGCGATTTCCTTCTCCCGGCGTAGTTTGATGATTTGTGACTTAACGAAGAGACGGTTTGCGTCATTGTCATCATCGACAGTGCTTTGCAGTTGCGGGTCGAAGTAGCCAATCAGATAGTCATTGCTTATGCGTTTAATGAACTCCTGAACTATATCGCCACCCATTGCAAACCATGCGCCTGTCCATGCCTGCCCGTAGCAGGTGATGGTTATCCGTCCTTTGCCAGGGTCATAGTTTTCAATCATCACCCTTACCGGGTCGAGGCGTTCAACTTCCGAAATGGTGAACGCCAGAACGTTGCTATTTTCTACCTTCACGATTCAACTCCATAGCGGCCTGTCATCCGCCCAATTCTGCTAACGAAAGCCACAAGGCTGACGCCCATAGGCTCTATCTTTGCGTGATGCTTTTTGAGGATCGGCGGCACCACTGAATTCCATTTCGGCTTTGGCCGGGCTTTCATTGCCTGGCGGATTTCGTCCACGCATTTACGGCCCTGCGCGCGGATGGCGTTATCTTTCTCTGCTGGTGTCATGCTGCCTCCGATCTTCCCGCGCCGCACATTTCAGGTAAATTTGCCCGCACGAGTGCTTCAGCAAACGGCGGAGGCACTGCATTCCCACAACGCGCTACCTGCTTGTCTTTTGCGTACTTCACGCCCCGAAAATCTCGGTCGATGATGTACCAGTCCGGAAAACCCTGCGCCCTGTACAACTCATGTGGCTGAAGCATCCGCATGCCTATATCCACAATGCGGTAAACCACACCATCTATGGATACCAGACCAGTGGTGGCCGGGCCGCAGTACTCGCGCAGAAAATCCAGCACCAGTTGCGCGCGCTCTTCGTCAACGGCTTCTACGGCCAGAAGTGTTTTTACCTCTCCTACGTGGGTGCCGCCTGCAGTAATCGTTGGCATCGGGTCGTCGGTGCGCTGTCCGTCACGGCAGGTTCCGCGCAGCTTGACCAGATGAGAGGTAACCGCGGCGTGGTGATCGACTGTTGTAACGGAGTGCATCGGTTCGCCCATTGCCACCCCGGCCCCCTGATAGTTTCCGCCATAGTGTTTCGCCAAGAAGGCGCTCACCGTGGCAAACTTATTACCACCAGCGGTTACCGTGCCCACTGGGTTATCGAGTGACAGCACTCGCGGCGCCTGCCCCGGCCTCTCGCCATATCCCATCTGAATCAGCGTAGGCACAACCAGTTGAGACTTACCGCCGCCACCAGCAGTGACCGTTGCGCTTGGCTCATCTACCGGGTGTCCAATACTGTTGCCGAACTGACGCGCAATAACCGGCGCGACGACACATGCACGCGATTCCCTGAGGATGGTATGTGCGGGTTTTTCCAGTGTGCGTGGCTTCGCCTGGTACGCGCTTCCACCATTTCCGGCCATGAACGGTGCCAGAGCCGCCTCTACCAGCCCCAGCGCATGCCCGTTGCCGCCAGGGCGCTTTGACGTGCCCGCGGTAACAGTGGGAACCGGATCGGTTAATTCCTGCCCGGTTGCTCCGGTGCGGAACTTCGTCAGATGGGGAACGGCTAACGCGTATCCGTGCGTTTTTGTGATGGTTTGCAGTGGCTCCTGCAGTGACTGTCCGCGAAAACAGTCGTATTTTCCTTTAGTGGTTGTATGGTTGCATTTCACAATAAAAGGTGTGGGGTTATCCAGGACGAAGCGCTGGATTCCGCGTGCAATGCGCTTCAGGGTGTTTTCTGCCAGTGGCTTTTTGCGGCCAAAAATAGACGGTGCACCGATCGACCAGTCAATGCATTCCGCCGCGGTGCGCCACGGCGCCAGCTTACACGCCTGAACCGCTGGTGATTTTGGATCCGCGTGGGTTGCTTCCGGCCATGCAATCGGCTGGCCGTCGCGGCGCATCACCATGAAAAAACGCTTCCTGATTGTAGGTGCGCCAAAATCACAGGCGCGAAGCTCCCGGTAATCCACCTCATAGCCGAGCCCTGCCACAAGACTTTGCACCTGCTCGCTATCTGGCGCAAGCTGGAGGAACTCGCAGCATTCCTGAAGCGCCGGGTGATCGGCAGGCACCCCGGTGCTGAGCATGCCAATAAACTCTTTGAATGTTTCACCCGCGCGGTCAGGATCAGGACGCATTTCACCCGCCAGCAGCGGCCCCCATGTTTTGAACTCTTCCACGTTCTCCAGCATCATTACGCGTGGACGAACCGCGAGAGCCCAGCGAATGACGATCCACGCCAGGCCGCGAATTTCCTTTTCTACAGGCTTCGACCCCTTGGCTTTTGAGAAGTGACGGCAGTCAGGCGAGAACCATGCCAGCCCAACCGGGTGGCCAGCGGTTGCAGACACCGGATCCACATCAAAGACGCTTTCACAGTAGTGGAGCGTCTCAGGGTGGTTAGTAGTGTGCATTGCAACAGCGTTAGGGTCGTGATTAATCGCAATATCCACGCTGCGACCGATCGCTAATTCAATTCCCGTACTTGCCCCGCCGCCGCCGGCGAAATTGTCTACGATGATTTCTTTCACGAGCTTCTCTCCATTGTTCCAATTAGCGATTGCGCTGATTCGACTATTTGAGGGACAGGGGTTTTTTCTAACCACATGCGGTTGATATGAAATTTGAGCTTTCGCTTATTTTTTTCGGTAAGGTCACTGGCATGATCAACAGCACTGAAAACCGTCTCGACCTCTGCCGGCCAGATTTTGCATTCTGTTTCTAAATTGACGTTCTGCTGATCTGATGAACCTACCGTTCCGGGTGTTATGGTGATGCTGGAAGGGATTTCGTTTCCCCAGTGGTGCCAGCCTGGCGCCGCGCTGCGGCTAAATAGCTCAATGCGAGGCACATCGCCGTACAGCAACTCCAGCCGGTGGCGTACTTCCCACGGTTTTTCGCTATGCGCGCCGAGCGGGCTGTATACCACCTGCTTAATCCCGGCATGCTTTCGCTCCAGCCCGTAGCCGCGGGTGGCAATCAGCAGGTCTTCGGTATTGGCACGGGTGTGGTTTCCGCCGTTCATCCGTGTCTCGGCGTTAAGCAGATCGAGGAAGTCGTAAAAGTCGCTGACCTCACCCTCGGCCAGCGCCTTGTTGATGCGCAGCTCGGCATTCTGATTCAGCTTCACCCAGGTAAAGCCTTTCATCGTGCGAACGGTAAAGCCCCACGCCTCGGCCAGTTCTATCGCCTCCTGGTTATGCGTGCCGGTGTACCACATTGCGAGCACGGCGTTTTCGGCAGCCAGTTCCCACACCGGCAGACGCTTAATGTCGATTAACTTCATGGTGGAATAGTGATCGGTTGCGGCGCCGTTGCTGATGGTGTTTCCGTAAGACCAGGGAGGATCGGCGTAGATGAGCGAATATTTTCCGGTCATAGGCTCTCCCGCTTATTCAACTCTTCAGCCAGTCTCTGCGCTTTAAATGGGTTCCTGACAGGAGAGAGGCCGGGATATACCCAGCCTCTTTGCATTACTGAGTAGACGAGAGTGATTTTGCCTACCCGTATATTGTCGTGTGCATGCCTCATGGAGCGATCTCCTTAAGCCGATAAATCACCCCACCGATACTTCCGCTACCCCAGGGCTCCGCGACGAGATGGGGCATGACCTGCGATAACTGCGCAGCACCAATGAACGTTTCCTGCATCTCAAGCGCAGGAGCCCATCCCTCGTAATAGGGTTCGTGGTAGTTGAGGGTGATGCCTCCGATATGCGCCAGCGCGCCACGGGTGGTTTGTGAGCGGTGAAATTCGGTGATGTGGTTGCGAGTATCTTTACGGAGGGTGGACAAAATCTGCTCTGGATTCATTCTCCCTCCGCTAAGCTGCCTGAGTCTTAAGCTCTTTACCGCGTGTTTTGTAGGTTTCAGTGGCGCGCTCTTCATGATCCTTCGAGCCACCAAATCTCGGCCACGCCACTTTGTAGGCGACCTGAAGCTCACTCACTGACTGGCAAAGAGCGGCTTTATCGGCAAACTCACGCAGCGCTTCTTCTGCCGACTGTGGCGAGACTTCATGCACCTCGTTATCTGCGTCTACTGCTGTTTGTTCAGTAGGAATACAGAAGGTCTGGAATGCGGCATATTTGTAGGCGATCGACATCGCTTTATTGGTTGCCTTATCGCCGCTGTCCATTGCTTCGCCGTAAGTGATCACCGTGTGCAGGCTGCCATCTTCAGTACTCACAAAATCAAACTCAGCTCTGACGACAACATAAAACAACACGCCACCGCGCTGTGTGGTGCGCTCGGTAACGGTGCGCTCAGTGATTCTCGGCAGTATCACCAGTCCGTGCTTTGCCAGCATCGGCGCCAAGGCGTTATACACCTGGTCAATTCCACGAAAGGCGAACTGCTGTTGCTGATTGACGCGATCCTTGCTTATGCCGACAGTTGCCATTTCCTTGGCTACTGCACTGATGGCTGCATAAACTTTCTTTTCGCTCACTGGAAATCTCCTGCAAATTCCTGCCAGCTGATTGCTGGGTTTTCGCGCTCAGCAGCCAGGTTAACGGGTGGCTCACTGTCATCTGGTGGCGTTGCGATCACATCTCGCATCAGGCGCGCAAAGACTTCATCATCCCAACGTTCGACTGCGCTCATTTAGCCTGTTCCTTCATAGATATGCATTTGCGCTCGATAGCTGCGCTGCGGAGGTAGTAGGCCGCTTCGCGTCGCCAGCCGAGAAGACGCGACTCCCGGGCTTCGACAATGAGGGAACGGTGACTTGCCAGCATCGTTGGCTTTGTTCTTGGCAGTCGAGGCTGCTGAATTGGATGTTTCATAGGCACCTCAGTAGTGAATTTTTGCGCGCGGTACCAGACCATCTTTCAGTGCCGTCAGCACTTCGATCGCCTGTTCGCGGGTGAGGGAGGTATTCGCCAGAAGGGCGTTGACGATTTCGGTACCGACAGTTTTGCGGTGTTTAACGTCGGCTTCGCGTTTCGCTGTCTCGTCTGCGATGCGCTGCTCTTCAGCCAGGCGGGCAGCTTCTTTGGCTTCGGCCTCGCGCTTGATGCGATCGGCTTCTTCCTGTGCTTTGCGCTGTTCGGCGGCGATAGCGGCCTGCTTTTCATGCTCAGCAAGCAGTCGGGCCTCTTCGGCTTCACGTTGCGCACGCTGTTCGGCTTCAATGCGCTGACGTTCGGCTGCTTCTGCGCGGGCTTTCACTTCAGCTTCCCGGCGGGCTGCCGCTTCAATCTCTGCACGGTGGCGCGCTTCTGCTTCGCGCTGAGCCTTCTCGGCGGCTTCGCGTTTCAGTTGCTCATCACGATCGCGCTGTGCCTGTTCTGCCTGGCGGCGCTGCTCTTCGCGTTCACGGTCAAATTTGTAATTTTCAAGCAAGGCTAATTCATGATCCGCTTCGAACCTGGCTGCGAGTTCCTGATCAAACCTGGCGTTCATATCCAGCGCTTCGACGTGCAGCGCGTTCATGGCTTCTTCTGCCTTGAGTCGCTCCTGCTCGGCTTCCCATTCGGTAAGTGGGCGGCGGGTCGCATCGCGCAGCTCGTCACAGGCATCAACGAAACGCTTAATCTCGGCCTCAGCGGGGCGAACAGCCTCTTTCAGCCGTTTCAGGTACTCACGCCCCGGCTTCTCAATTGCCGTCTTGCTGCGAGATACCTGCGCCGCCAGCGAGGCGACGCGGTCACGTCCTTTTTTGGTGCTCAGGTCAGGCACTTCACTGACAGCCTGGCGGATCTGGTCGAGATAAGAATCAAGCCCGTTCGGGACATAAAGCGCCGGAGCCATATCCGGTTTAATTTCGATAACAGCTAAATCCGTTACTTCGCTCATGGCATCTCCTGAAATTTGGTTGTGCGTCGCCCGGCTGCGTGAAGCCAGCCAGTCGGTTGATAAAGGGGAATCAGTGGATCAGCGGTTCGCCGCGGCCATCGAGCAACACGTCGATAACGCAGTCGTTAATGCGGAGGACTTCAGCGTCGGTGTGCAGATAAACCCAGCAGCGCTGATGAATTACCGCTGAGACGCGGTAGGTGCGGCCGCCGAAGATCGCCATCATGCCAGGCTTAAGACACTGGCGGATGAGTGGGGTAGTTCCGTAATGAGCGATCATCGCTTGATCCCCTCTACGTGACCGAAGCCAGCAAGAATCATGTGCTTGCGGCTCATTGGAAAGCTGTTACGCGGGCAACCAACTTCAGACAGGCGCCATGTTTGACCATCGGCAAGCTTGCGTACTGAGTACTGCGTGCCTTTGTGAGTAACGATTTGTTGCATAATTTCCTCCCGGACTTTCCCGGCGTCAGAGCTATTAACCTTTGCGCATCAAAAAGGCGGTGGATGGCCGCCTGTTTGTTGTTTAATCACAGGCCACTCGTAAATGACCTCTGATTAATTTGCACCCGACATTGTCCGCCGCGCGCCCGGTATGCCATGACCCCTTAAGGTCTGGAGATAGCGGGGAACTGAGTTATGCGAATCTCTTCGCTCAACATCAGGTGCAATGAATAAGTTGTTAATGTGCAGGCTGACTCATGTCTGCCGCGGCTTAACTTCCGGTGGCCGCATCGCTGTGTTGTCGCGATGGGTTAACAATACTAGCGGTATTAAGATATGGCAATACCTTTAGTATTATTATTTGGCGCCTTAATACTAAATGTATGAATTCGAAGTTAATTTATTTTTTCAGCCCTCAGATGATATGCTCAGAAAAACATCAGAAAGGGCTTTGCGATGGATGCTGACGAAGAGAAAGTGAACATGATGGCGTACGCGATGGGCCGCGCGGTCATGGAATTGGCGCTGGCCGACCAGTCCATTACTCAGCAAGCCATCATCGTCAGGCTGGAGCAGGTCACAGTTCCGCAGGGATACCGGGAACGTGATAGGGAAGGGAGTAAACAGGGACGCAGCTGAAATAGTTAGAAAGGGGAATAAGGCGGCAGGGGAAGTATGAAAAAACCGGCTCGGTGGTCGGGCCGGGGTTATTTTGTTGCTAATAACTCAAAAAGCTTGATGACTCCAAACAGTGCTCCAGGTATGGTTAAGACCCAGAAAACGATAGCGATCTTTTGGTCTTTAAGCTTGCCATCGAAACTAATAGATTGATTTTCAAGTGATGAAGATAGCTTATGGGATTGAATTTCTAAGGCGGACGTCAATTTAGTTGACTGCAAATCGAGAGCAGATGTTAATTTAGCGCTCTGCAGATCAATCTTTGAATCTAGGCGAATCATGCTTTCGTTGAGGCGTGACAAAGTTAACTCAATTGAGTCAACCTTCTTCTCAAGCCTATCTAATCGTTCGGTCATGCTACCACCCCCGCCATTACCATCACTGAAAGAATTATGGGGGCTGCTCGACGATTGTTCAATAGAGCTATCTTGAGTATCGACTACTTCTAAACGTCTTCTCATGAAGAGTAGCCCTTACGTTCAATCGCAATGATTGCACATGTTTTTTCATCAACTAATGGCCCTAAATCGCCCTCAATCTCTTCATAGATTCTGAATACTACGTCGTAAACGCCGACTTTAAATAAATTTAAGGTATTAATATAAAAAGAGGTGCTGACCATGATGTGTTGATCATCTATAGGCGAAAACATGTTTGTTACCATGGTATTTTCATCACTATCAGTATCGGGTAAAACAGATTTTCCATTGAGTAGCACATCCAACTCTGTTGTATATTGCTTGCCATTGCATATATAAATCAATGATGTCAGATAAAATTTGCAATTAGCTGGGAATTTCTCCCTTATAAACAATGGGTCAGGCGGCATTGGATGGGTTTCCGCCAAACCACCTTTTACAATAGTTGGGTAAACAGCAAGTATCTTTTCAGTTCTCATTTTCCGTGAGTTCCTTCAGCGAAAAAAGGCTTAAACCAGCCGCAGCTTAGTCTCTATAGCAACACCTATGATCCGGCAGTTACCGTTAATCGGCACGAGGGGCCATTGCGGATTAAGTCCCTTCAGGTACTTTTGAGAACCGTCGATTACCAGCTTCTTAAACGTTGCCTCATTTGAATCGGAAAGCTTTGCAATCACCAGGCTACCATTTACTGGCTCTCGGCCTGTATCGAAAAGAACATAAGTACCTTCAGGAATGCTCAGCCCTGCGGGCGCAGTCATTGAGTCGCCATCGACCTGCAGCCAGAACGCCTCACCCTGAATGTGCGCGTCTGACTCCAGCCACAAATCAATGTCCTTAAGACTATAAGGCTCTACAGCCTCACACCATGCACCAGCCTGAACTTTGCTTATCACTGGGTACTTAGAACCGGACACATACTTACCGACATAAGTTGTGTTCTCAGAAGCGACTGAGCTCATGTTAGAGATTTCTTTAGCCAGAGACTGGCTGAACTCAGAGACGCTAACACCTAGTAATTTCGCAAACACTGCAGCTACTGAGGTATTCAGGGCGTTTCTTCCGTTGAGGTAATGCCCGACTGCGCCCTGAGATATGTTGAGTGCATCAGCAATCGACTGCTGCGTCACGCCCAGTTCTTTTTTCTTCGCTTCATAAATGGCTTTCAATCGCTGCGCATCAGCCAACTGAGCGGGTGTAATCGTCTTTTTCTTTTCCATTATCAAATATTAATACCAAAGCTCATATTTTAAAAATACCGGCGGTATTGCATTATCTAATACTTCTGGTATTGTTTGCGTTATGCACTAACAGGAGCGCACACATGAAGATTTCTTTAGCTGAGTACGTTGGCGAAGTCGGGCAAGCCAAAGCAGCTGACGCAATTGGTATTCACCAGACTGCAATCAGCAAAGCAATTCGAGTCGGCCGTCAGATTTTCATTAACAGATTGCCGGGCGGGAAGATTCAGGCGGAAGAGATTCGTCCTTTCCCGCACAAGAAAACCGAAGGCTAAGCAGTTCTGCTCTTTAAAAATCTGAAAACCACTTAAACCGGCTGATTCTCCAGCCGAATCAACTAATCACAAAGGAAGTATCGCAAATGGAAAATTCAACAACACGCAACAAAGCGGAGGCGCGGCGGATAGAGAGCTGGCTACACAGTCAGATCGCAGAGCTGGGCGCGACTCGCATCGCAGAGCTGCTTGGAGTCAACAAATCGACCGTGAGTCGGTGGCGGGAGAACCTGGTGCCGAACATGTCGCTTTTGCTGGCAATCCTGATTTCTAACCGTGAAGGGGTGAAAGGGGATTTCGAGGCATGATAGTTACAAAAATGGCGAAAGCCGCGGTGGGCAAACACCAACGGCTTTCAGGTGCAAAAACGACAGTAATTGCAGGAGGAATAATGGCAAAAAACACTCGCTATTGCCATACCGATGTTCATAAAAACATTACCCGCGCCCGCTTTATCCGGTCTGTTAACCCGGTGGTGGCTGAGAAGCTACGCGCCATCCTGGAAGAACACAAACGCAAGGAGGCTGGCCGTGGGTAACGTATCTAACTTAGCCGAAGCCAGAGAGGCCAGAAGGCTCCAGCAACCGCGTACAGAAGGCGGTAAGGGGTTTGCCTTGCTGCACCGTAAAATCATGGATGTACCGTTTTACAAGGATGCTGAAGCGTCACACTTGTGGGTGCATCTAATCCTGAAAGCCAAGCACGCGCCAGAGACAATTCTCACTGATATCGGAGAGATGCTCGTCAGCCGGGGCCAGTTGCTCAGTGGTCGAAACGCACTGGCATTTGAGACCGGCCTGAAAGCAGATCGTGTTCAGTACCTGCTGAGAAAGTTCCAGAAGCTGGGGATGGTGAGCTGGGTTTCACACGGTAAATTCTCTGTTTTTACCATCGTGAAATATGACGATTATCAGTCAAATTCTGTACCAGAAGATTACCAGAAGATTACCATCGCAAAGCCAGATGTGGCGCAGCCTGTAGCGGAGAGTGTACCAGCAGATTACCAGCAAATTACCACAGATAAAGAAGTTATTAATAACTCTCTTACTAACGTAAGAGAGAGTGCATCAGCGACAGAAAATCAGGACAAGAAAAAATCGTCTCTCAGCTGTGAGCAGGTGGTTGAGGTTTATCACCGTGTACTGCCTGAAGCCCAGGGCATACGAGTTCTGACTGACAAGCGTCGTAACCTGATCCGCAGCTTCTGGAAAAAAGCCGGTGCAGCTAACCGCCAACTCGGCGGCGCAGGGTTCACCCTCACAGACTGGAAAGCATACCTGAACTACATCGCCACCAACTGCCGCTGGATGCTGGAGAACCGCCCGGACAACCGAACCGGCCGCACATGGCGCCGCAAGTCGCTTGAATACTTCCTGAACGTTGACGTTTACGTGAAGACTCGCGAGGGGGCCTGTGATGATCTCTGAAATCATGACCGTACCTCAAAACCTCGAAGCGGAGCAGAGCGTTATCGGCGGTCTCCTGCTGGACGACGACAGCAGCGAGCGAGTGCAGAAGGTGCTTTCCATCCTGAAGCCGGAATCGTTCTACCTCCGCGCTCACCAGGTTCTCTTTGCAGAAATGCGCGAGATGTTCCGCGACGGCAAGCCGGTAGATGGCCTGACGCTTTTCGACGTGCTGGAAAGCAAAGGTCTGACGGCGCAGGTTGGCGGGTTTGCCTACCTGGCAGAGATTGCCAAGAACACACCGAGCGCAGCAAACATCGTGGCGTATGCCATGTCTGTTCGTGAGGCTGCCATGGAGCGCTACGGCATTCAGCGCATGACCGAAGCCACTGAGTTGCTCTACGCTCGCAACGGCATGAACGCAACGCAGAAGTACGAGGCCATTCAGGCAATTTTCACCCAGCTTGCTGATCACTCTAAAACCGGCAGTCGACGCGGGCTTCGCTCATTCGGTGATGTCATGGATGGATGGGTATCAGATCTGGAAAAACGCTTCGACCCGTCAGGCGAGCAGCGCGGACTCAGCTCAGGCATTCCGTCACTGGATCGCATGCTGGCGCCAAAAGGCCTCGTCAAAGGTTCCCTATTCGTCATCGGCGCGCGCCCGAAGATGGGTAAAACCACGCTTTACAGCCAGATGGCGATCAACTGCGCCGTTCGTGAGAACAAGCCCGCGCTGATGTTCAGCCTGGAGATGCCCGGCGATCAGATTCTGGAGAAGCTGGTTGGGCAAAAATCCGGTGTTAACCCCAGCATTTTCTACATGCCGGCCACTGAAGACGCTGATGCTGGTTACGAGGGTGATTATGACGCTGACTTCCAGCGGGCGATAGCCACTGCCAACAGGTTGCGTGAAATCGACATGCTCTACATCGATGACACACCCGGCCTGTCGCTGGCGCAGATCGTCACCGAGTGCCGACGCATCAAGCGGGAAAAGGGCGTTGTGGGAATGGTGCTCGTTGACTACCTCACACTGATGACCGCCGAGCGCGCGGAGCGAAACGACCTGGCATTCGGGATGATCACTAAAGGGCTCAAGAATCTGGCTAAGGAGCTTGGCTGCGTCGTTGTTCTGCTGACACAGCTGAACCGCGAACTGGAGAAAAGAGCCAATAAGCGACCGCTGCCCAGCGATTCACGCGACACCGGACAGATTGAGCAGGACTGCGACTACTGGGTTGGTGTTCACCGCGAAGGTGCGTTCGACGACTCGGTGCCAGCGGGGGAAACGGAGTTACTCCTGCGATTAAACCGCCACGGCAAGACCGGCACCGTTTACTGCAACCAAATCAATGGCGCTATTTATGACTGCGATCAGGATGCGGCCCGCATGACCGCGCGCAGCCGGGAAGAGAAGCCAGCAACGAAGAAAGGTGGATTCTGATGACAGGCAAAGAAGCGATTTTTGAATACCTGAAAACCCATAAGACGTTCTGCTCAGCTGATGTTTCTGCCTTCAGCGGTGTATCGCATACCGGCATCAACCAGGCTGCAAGCGATCTGGCGAGAAAGGGGCTTCTGGTAGTCGACGGGAAAGTGTGGCGCACCGTGTATTACCGCATGGTCACCGATGATGAGAAAGAGGGTCGCAGAAGCACCAACCGGATTTTTCAGGAGTGTCGCAACAGCGAGGCGATGAAGCGGGTACTGGCGGTTTACGGGAGAACACAGGCATGAACAAACCAACATACGAGCAGTTAGAAGCGCAGGTTAAGCAGCTGGCTGCGAAAGCAGAATTGCATGAAGCGGCTGAGCGAGCATGGGAAAGAACGATGATGCGCGTTTGCGGCGAAGATGGTGTTTTAAGTGTTGCTGGAAAGTTCAGCCAATTGGCTGCTGAGAATGCCGGGATGGATTCATTTGTCGCAGCGATGCTCGCTATCGCATGGCAAGGAAGCTCTGTCGATGGTTCAGACATTCAAGAATTAGCGCTGAAGTGTGGTCTCATTCGTCAGGAGGTCTACTGCGCCGACAAGCACGAAAATATGGTAGATGACCCAGGCAATTTCGAAGATGGCGATGCTCTTTACTTCCGCGTAGAAACCCCAGCCACCGACGCCATCCTCGCCTCCCTGCGCGCAGAAGGGGTGGATATGGCAATGGAAGCAGCGAAGCCGGAAGTGGCTAACGAGTTCCAGCGCGAGACTTTTGATCAATGCGTGACAGCGGCTGTGAAATACCCTCAAAGCGATCTGGCTGGCAAGGTTGAAATGGTCGCTTGGCTTGAATTGTTCGCAGCCCAGCTCCGCAGCAAATCGGAGGTGCAGTCGTGAGCAGACATGAGTTCAGACGGCCGATAGCGGATCATATCTCTAAAGTTCGCTCAGTCCTGTCAACGGTGCCAGCAGATAAGCGCCTTCACGTCATAGCTGAGGCGTTGTACGACATGAACCCGACCGGAGCAGATGAGGTTTTTCAGGCTTCATGCGGCTGCTATGAGTGGGATATCAGCATGGACTACCGCAGCGCCGACGTCCGTTATGCAGAGAAAACAGAGCAGGAGTGTGCATCATGACTAACAACGACGAGCTGGCGCAGAAGCTGAAATCAGCGGCGGATAAATCAGTAGATAATTTCGACCCGAAAATGTTCATTTTAACGCGAGATATGGTCGCCCTGCTGGCAGAGCGTGACGCCGACAAGAAGCGGATCGCTGAGCTGGAAGATACTCTTGAGCGTGAATGCGAAAAATCTCGCAGGATGGCCTCACGCATCGCTGAGCTGGAAGCGCGCACGGTGAGCGTGAAGTTGCCGGATGACGAAGACGGCCAGCCATTTGGGTTTGGTAAATGGGCTAACAGCAAACTCCCGGCGACAACCGGAACCATGACAATTTCTCGTTGTGAAGATTCGTGGCGAGCCGCGCTATATGTTTTTGCCGCCGCCGCTGGCATCAAACTGGAAGTGGGGGAGTAAAGATGGCTGAACTGAAAGCAGGATGCAAGGCTCTTGTTATCGGTGGGTTTTATCGCACCAATGACGGTAAGTCTGTAGATGTTGTTGCGTTTATTCCCAGCGGCCAGCAATTCGAATTTGATGGTCAGGCATATGCAGAAAAGCCAGGACGAGGTGATGCGTGGCTGATTGTTGGCGAACTGATAGCGCAAATCAACGGGGATGCACAGCGAGTGAATTTTGCCTTAATCCCTGGTAAATATCTCATGCCTATCGATGGCGTTCCTGACGAATCTGAATCGATTATCCGGGAGGCAGTATGACAGCACAACTGAGCCGGGAGCGGCTGCAATTACTCGCAAATCCCAAGCTTGAATGCACAACCTTCAGCAACCAGGAACGCGCAGAAATGGCCCGCATGCTGCTGGCTGGACTGGACAGCAAGCCGGTGGCGTATAGGTGGAGTTATGGTGAAAACACAAACTGGAGACTGACGCAACACATTCCTAGTCATGGTGACAACGATAAGTGCCCGCGAGTTATTCAACCACTCTACGCCGCGCCGCCAGCGCCGGTGGGTGTGCCTGATTTCGATGAGTGGTCTCGCAGCTGTGATTTGAGCCTTGCTCTCTGTTACTCCGATTTCAGAGAAAAAGCGAAATACATCTGGTCATCAGCATGCGCCGCCACGCTCAAGGCCGGGCCTGTAACGGGATGGATTAAGTGCAGCGAACAGATGCCACCGCTTAACAATGGCCAGATGTGGATTTATTCACCCACGCGCGGCGTTCAGTTCATGTTCGCGCTTGCTGCCAGCGGCGAGTATTACGACACCTGCGACAGCGAAGAAGACATTACCGACGCAACGCACTGGATGCCGATCAGCATCCCGGCAGCGCCTGAGCAGGTGGTGTGAGGTGGAAAGAATCACATTCGTCATTGAGTTTGAAGATGGTAAAGCGCCCGCAGTTAATGGAAGCATGGAGGCTTTCGGCGGAAAAGTGGTAGCAGTTGCTTTCCGTGATGCGCTTGCAGAAGACGATGAGGAAGAGGGCGAGGATGATCCTAACCCATTCGACGCCGTGAAACTAAACGTCAAGCAACATTGATTTAGCATTATCAACCCGCCATAATATCAATGCCGCCGGATTGAGCCCCGGCGGTACCTTTGCGCTAAACGGGGACGTTTATGCGCACACACAACGAGCAAATCACCTTGTCACAGATGCAGAAATGCACCTGCGATTTTCTGCATTCTGCGGTTTACCTCTCCGGAGGTGAAGCGTGAAACAGCAATTCCACCTCGTCAACGACGCCATCAAGCAAAACGCAATCAGCTACATCCGCGACCTGCCGGTAGACCAGAAGCGCCCTCTGGTGCTGGACATCAAAGAGCCCACCCGCACTATCGAGCAAAACAAAAAAATGTGGCCGCTCCTGAAAGACCTGTCAGATCAGGTTATTTGGTTTGGCAACAAATACGACTCCGACGACTGGAAAGACCTCATCACCGCCCTGGTGGCTAAGTCGAAAAAGCAGGAGCAGCGTATGGCCCCCGGCCTGGACGGCGGCGTTGTGATGTTCGGTCAGCGAACCAGCAAGATGAACGTTCGGCAGATGGTCGAAGTCATTGAAGCTATTTACTGGTTCGGAACGCAGCAAGGCGTTCAGTTTAGTGAGAAATCACGCCTCGAAATCGAGTGGGCCAAGCGCTGGGGAGAAGAGCATGCATAGTCCTCTCGCTAAAGTCATTGAGCGCGCAATCTTCCGCATGCCCGCGCGCCGCCGCAAGACTGCGTTGGCACCTTCCGAAGTCCCAACCCTGAAGGGCTACACCGCCCGTCTCGTCGATCAAAAATGGCTGCGCCTGGCAGCGAGGAGAAAACATGCATAAGTTACCTCGCCGCAAGTGCACCCACTGCCGAGAGTGGTTCCACCCGGTACGCGACGGGCAAGTCGTCTGCTCATTCGAATGCGCCAGCGCGATCGGCAAAGAGCAGACCGCAAAGGCCCGTGAAGCCGCTAAGCAGAAAGAAGTACAGCGTCAGCGCGCCGAAGAGAAGGCAGGCCGACAACGGCGCGCTGCACGTCGTAATGAGCTAAAGCCGATCCGTCACTGGGTACAGATGACTCAGCGTGCCTTCAACGACTGGCGACGCGAAATGCTGCTGGCCGCCGGGCATGGCTGTATATCCTGCGGAACAAAGTCAGCGTTTGCGTGGCATGCCGGGCATTACCGCACCACGGCCGCCGCACCACAGCTTCGCTTCAATCCGGACAATATCTGGCTCCAGTGCAGCGCCTGTAACGTCCACAAATCCGGGAACATCGAGGCGTATCGCGCCGCTCTGGTTGAGCTGATCGGCGAAGAGCGCGTGCTGGCACTGGAGTCCAATAACGAAACCCACCGATACACCCGGGAAGAACTGGACGGCATCCGTGCCAATGCCCGGGCAGATCTTCGCGCACTGAAACAGCAGGAGGCCGCATGAGCATCGAAACCGAAATTGAACTGGGCAAGGTTGTCGCGTTCCCTACGAAGAATAACGATCTTAAAGATGGGATGGTTATTCAGCGCGAAGGTCAGAAGGTCATGTGCCTGCACTCCACTGTTTGGGTGAACGAAAAAGACCGGACCTTACGCTGCCGGAAGTGCGAAACGTTGATCGAGCCTTTTGACTTCCTTATGACGCTCTGCGACCAGGAGTCTCGCTACATGGAGAACGTGAAATATCTCCGCCGGGAAGAAAAGCAGCGCCGTCAGAATATCGAAAAGCTCATTCAGATTGAGAAGAACGCCAAATCCCGTATTCGCCGCGCCGGGGATAAGTCACCACTTCCTCTCTGGCAGAACGAGAGGGTTGACGGATGACACGTGCCCAGATTATGCGGTACCAGGCAGAAAGCGTTAAGCGCGCCAACCTACCGTCAGTAGCAAAGCACAGCCAGACCAAAACCAACCAGCCACATAAGGAAGCCGCATGAACAGTCAGCAACTGGAATACGTACGTCAGCAGCTCATTGTGGCGACCGCAGATCTGAGCGGGGCGACGAAAGGGCAACTGGTCGCTTTCGCTGAGAACGCGCAATTCACCGCGACGGCTCGCAGTCGTGGGCGTAAGAAGATCACTGACCCGGCGACCGGACGCATGGTTAACCCGGCCAGCCCGCCGATCCCCGGCCAACAGTCTCGCGCTAAAGGTTCGTCTATCGCCCTGGTCAGTCCGGTCGAATTCGGTACTGCCTCATGGCGGCGCGCGCTTATGTCGCTCGATGAGCACCAGATGGCCTGGCTGATGTGGAGCTACAGCGAAAACCTGCGTTTCGAATACCAGGTGGCTATCACTCAGTGGGCATGGGATGAGTTCAAAGCGCAGATCGGCGCGCGCAAGGTTGCTGGCAAGACAATGAAACGGCTTCAGGCGCTGATCTGGCTGGCGGCTCAGGACGTTAAAGCAGAGCTGGCAGGGCGAGATGTTTATCAGCAGCAAGACCTCGCCGCGCTGTGTGGCGTTAAGCCCGACAACTGGAGCCACAACTATGCTGATTACTGGCGCGCCATGTGCAACATCTTTAAGCGCCTTGACGGCGATTCTCTGTTGAATACTGTGAGAACACGATCACAACAAAAAACGACTTTTTCGCAGCAAGGTATTGCAAAAGTCAATTAATTAGGCCATATTTGAGGCTACTTTGATATGCTGCCAAAAATACATCGGCGGCAATAAGAGACAGACCAACATTAATCACAAAAGAAGCCTCAGCATCCCGCTGGGGCTTTTTCGTTTCAGGGCCGGAAGCTCATTTGGTATGAGCGGTCCCCTCATAAGGGAAGGGTAGACAGGTTCGAATCCTTCACGGCCCACCAAATTTAGCCACGACGCCGGGCGAACGCCGGTCTCCAAAACCGAGTGAAGAAGGTTCGACTCCTTCCGGGGCTGCCAAATTGTGGTGAATGCGCAGGCTGATGCGCGTGTTCGATAGCTTGCTTCCCCAAATTCTTCCGGGGGCTGAATTAGGCCTGATCAGCTGAAAAGGTTAGTAGGAAGGTTGTTTCTGTGAACTGAAGTGGCGATGGTGATTTAGTCACATCATTGTATGCGGAAGCGCAGTTAGGGCGGGGGATGGTGACTCATCAATGAAGCAAAGCCGGAGATCAGCACCGGCCACCACATGCCAAACCTAGCCAGGGTATCTTCGGCAGAATAGCCGACATTGCCACACCCTCATATTCCCGCCTTGTGCGGGTTTTTTATTATCAGGCTCCGGGAATCAACTTCAGATGGCTTCGTTGTTAAATGCAGCCCGAGAGCCTGACCCTTTTACTCACGCACAGCACCGACCCTTTACAGGCGGAGGTGGAGATGAAACGTATGCCGGACAAAGACGCTGGTTTCTGGGCAGGTCTTATCGCCTGGCTATACAGCCACAAAACAGAATGGGGATATGCGGGCGTTGCGGGCATGTTTTCTCTGCTGCGCAGCGCCTATGCACAGTCCTCATGGAGTAAGCGTGTTCTCGACGCTGTATCGTGCAGCGCGCTGGCATTCTTCGCCGCGCCGACGCTTCAGGTGGTCGGTGGCGTCCTTAACTGGAACGTCCCGGATACAGCCGCTCAGGTTTTTGCGGTGTACATCGGGTATGTCGGCAATGACTACATAAGCGAGAAGCTACGCGGATGGATTAGCCGCAGAACGGGAGATAACAGTGAAAATCAGTCCTGACGGTATTGCCCTGATTAAACGTGAAGAAGGCGAGCGCCTGAAAGCGTATCGCGACACAAAAGGCGTTCTGACTATTGGCGTTGGTCATACTGGGCCGGTGGATGGCCGTGCGATCACTCCAGAGCTGACAATCAGCAAAGAGAAATCAACCGCGTTGCTCCTGGCTGATATCGCCTGGGTTGAGAAAGCTATCAATGCCAGCGTTAAAGTGCCGCTTACCCAGAATCAGTACGACGCGCTATGCAGCCTGGTCTTCAATATCGGCAAAAATGCCTTTGAAGATTCCACCGTCCTTAAGCGGCTTAATGCCCATGAATATCACGGCGCGGCCGATGCTTTCCTGATGTGGAAACGCTCCGGTAACGATCCGGATATTCTCCTGCCACGCCGCCAGCGCGAAAGAGAGGTGTTTCTGACATGAATCCGATCAACCTCATAAAGAACTATTCGCACATCATCGTTATCGGCCTGATTTGCGTGGCGCTGTGGGGACTGAATGCCCGTAACGCTCAGTTAACTGCCACCAATGAGCGGCTGGAAAAGCTGGCGAACAGTAAAGACGACCAGATTAACGATCTGCGCTCGAAGAATGACGGACTGGCCGCCAGCGTGGGCGAGCTGGTCACCGCCGTCAGGCAGCAGAATCAGGTGATGTCTCAGGTCACTGAGCAGCGCGCTGTAACTGCACAGCAGAACCGGAAGCTACAGAATGAAATTAAGCAATACCTTGAAGCTGATAAGTGCGCTCAGTCCCGCGTGCCTGACAATGCTGCTGACCGGCTGCGCGCCGCAGCAAAATCCGCAGGTGGAGTACCGGACAATAAGCCAGCCGCAAATCAGCCTGCCGGCAGAGCTGACCTCCCGCATTGATGCGCCTGAGCCGCCAGACGGTATGACGTTCGGTGACAGCGTTCAGCTCAGTGCGCAGTTATACGGGCTTGTGGGGCAGTGCAATATCGATCGCTCTGCCATCCGTCAAATAGAGGAGAGCAGACAGCATGAAAAATGAAATGACTCAGGGATTCGATGATCCCGTTAAATTCCGTGAAGAGTGGGATAAGCAGACCGAGGGTAAATAGCCTAATGGGGAGATTAATCAAAGGCTGGAAGGTGATGCTGCTGACCAAGGAAGGACATGATTCTGGAATGGCACCTGAGCATGTCGGCTGGCAGAGCAGCAATGAGCCAGACATTCGTGATGGCATGCTGATTATTAAAAATGGCCTGGACACACACGGAGTGCCGCTCAACCTCATTCACGGCTTCAGCATCGAAGCTGTAAAAGTTGAATGACATTACAGAAGCCCTTCAATGAGGGGCTTCGATAATATCTACTCTGATTGCTGAACCTCTGTAATTAAATCTGCTGCAATAGCTTTGGAATTTGGACGTCCAGCTCGATCAAGGATTTCTGAGCATGTTCTTTGGATGTTAATCAGCGTCATCGAGTCTCCTGTGATTTCTTTCAATTCCTTCAAAATCGCACAAAGCAAAGCCTCATGCGCAACAGCGTGCTCTTCCGGAGTTGTCTGCTTAGCCATTGGGGAGTGCTTTGAACGCAATGAGGAAAGGTTGAATGAGTGCGAATGCATAAATACTCCATTTCATGTTGGTGAAGCTCAACGATACCGGAAATAAAAATGACTGATATCTACCAGATCACAATAACCACTCAAGACGGTGAAGAGTACACGGGCAAGATGACGCGCCGTCAACCTGAGCTGGTAAACGGCTTTGTTGCTCTGGCGCAGGAAAGTGGCGAGTGGCTTTACTTCGCTCCGGGAGACGTTAAGCGTTTCCGGTTCACGCCTGTTAACGCAGAGGAAAAGCCTGATGGTAACGTGCAATCTGACGATTCAAGTGAAAGTGAAGTGGTGGCTTCCGATGTATCTCAGGACGCTGGCACTGATGTGTCTGACGATGCGGTGCGAACCTGATTACGAAAAGGTGCGCGCATTCATTGTTAAGCGTGGCATCAGCCAGAAGTTGGTGGCGACGGCAGTAAAAAGTAAACGGGAGTAACGCATGGCAAGCGACGAAGAGAAAAGGCCACTGCCGAGTTCAGCATTCGTCGAAGAGTTCGCGCCATACACAAGACTGATTCCAGCTGATGGCGTATGGCAGTGGGTACAAGCGAACATCATTGCTGAATCAGGCCACCTGCATAACCCCGACCATATTCATCTGGCAGATGCTGATATCGGCTTCATTTGGGCTGCTAATGCCTTCTCCAAGAAAGGTCGCACTGTCCTCGGTCAGGCTGAAGAAGTTATGTTCCGCGCCGGCGGGTGGCAAAAAGCCCGCATGGAGCAGCAGATGTATGAATGGTTCGGGCATAAGCCGGATTACATCATTACCCTTGCTGGCGACTTCTGCCTTCAGTGCTCTGATCTGGAGTTCTGCGCACTGGTAGAGCATGAGCTTTACCACATCGCCCAAGAGGTTGATGAGTTCGGTGCTCCCAAGTTCTACAGAGACAGTGGTTTGCCAAAACTTTGCATGCGTGGTCATGACGTCGAAGAGTTTATCGGCGTGGTTCGCAGATACGGCGCAAGCACTGATGTGCGGGAATTGGTGGACGCTGCAAACAAACCCGCCGAAGTGGCGAAAATTAACATAGCCAGAGCATGCGGCACATGCCTCATGAAGCTGGCTTAATCTGGACTGCATGAGACGAGTGGTGATTTATGGCAGCACTTAAACCTGACGTGAAAGCTTTCATCGTTCAGGCTCTCGCCTGCTTTGACACACCGTCTCAGGTTGTAGAGTCTGTCCATAAAGAGTTCGGCATCTCAATTACGAGGCAGCAGGTCGAATCACACGACCCCACGAAGGCCAGCGGAAAGGGGCTTGCTCAGAAGTGGGTTGATCTATTCCACGACACCCGTAAGCGTTTCCAGACCGAACTGAGTGACATACCGATCGCCAATAAAGCATATCGTCTCCGCGCTTTAGACCGGATGATGACCAAAGCCGAAAACATGAGGAACATGGCGCTTGCAGCCTCTCTGATGGAGCAGGCAGCCAAAGAGTGCGGTGATGCATACACCAATAAGCAGAAGCTTGAACACTCAGGCGGCCTTGCCGTGAGCTCAGTTGCGTCTGTCATGGACGAAATAGGAGATGATGACCTGTAAGGAGTCGCTGTGTTAACTGAAAAGCAGAAAGCTCTCCTGAAAAACAGGTTTTGGCGTCTCAACCACCTCTACAAAATTAAAGATAAAAATGGTCAGTGTGTAACGTTCAAGATGACTCCAGAGCAACTGGAGTATTTCGACGGGATGCACGACCGTAACGTGATACTCAAAGCGCGCCAGCTGGGATTCACCACTGAGATGTGCATCATTCAGCTTGATCTGGCGATCTTCCACAAAAAAGAATGCGCTCTGATCGCTCACTCCCTTCCGGACTCAGAAAGGCTGTTCCGTAATAAAACGCAATTTGCCTATCAGCGAATGCCTGACGATATCAAGCTGGCTAACCCGCTTGTTAAAGAGACAACCAGTGAGTATGTATTCGCGAAAGGTGGGAGCGTAACGGTATCAACCTCATTCCGAGGCGGAACGCTGTACAGCCTGCATGTCTCTGAGTTCGGTAAGATCTGCGCCAAATGGCCGGACAAAGCGAAAGAGATTGTTACTGGTGCCTTTGAAGCCGTCCCACTTGGCGGGAAGATCACCCTCGAAAGCACAGCTGAAGGCCGGGCGGGGTATTTCTACGACTATTGCAGTGAAGCTGAGAAAGCGATGCTGCAGGGTAAGGTGCTTTCCAACCTCGACTGGAAGTTCTTCTTCTTCTCCTGGTGGAAAAATACGCAGTATGCAATCGACCCGGTTGAGCCGCTGCCATCGCGCCTGGTTGAATACTTCGCTGAGATGGAGGCGAAGCACGACGTTGTACTGAATGAGCGCCAGAAGGCCTGGTACCACGCCAAAGAGAAAACTCTCGGCGATGACATGAAACGCGAGTACCCGACCATTCCGGCGGAGGCGTTTCAGCAGTCTGTCGAGGGCGCGTATTACGCCAAACAGTTCCGCTGGCTCTACACCAACAAGCGAATCGGGCAAATCCCTGACAACTCACATCTCCCTGTTCATACGTTCTGGGATATCGGCGTGGGCGACTCAACGGCGATCTGGTTCGTTCGTGAGGTCGGTACCGAATTCCATGTTATCGACTACTACGAAAACTCAGGTGAGGGGCTGCGGCACTACATGAAGGTACTGAAAGACCGCGGCTATGAGTACGGCGAGCACTGGGGCCCGCACGATATAGAAAACCGAGAGTTCGGCGCAGACGCGAAGTCACGCAAAGAGCTGGCGCAGGAGGGCTACGAGATTGACGGCCAGATGTACTCCATGACCTTCAATGTTGTGCCGAAGGCAGGCGTCGATACCGGCATCGAGTCGGTGCGTGAGATTCTCCCATCATGCGTGTTCGATGAAGAGAAATGCGCCGAAGGCATCTCTCATCTCGAAGGTTATCGCAAGGAGTGGGACGACAAGCGCGGCTGCTGGAAAGATAAACCTCTTCACGATTTCACCTCTCACGGCGCTGACGGCTTCCGTTACTTTGCTGTAGCGAAGAACAACCGCAAGCAGGTCGGCGCAGTATTCTTCTAAGGAGCTCATCAGTGAGTGAATTAAGCACCGGGGAGCAGTTCCTCGTTAATGCCCTTGCTGATGCTATCGGGCGGCAGCGCATGCTGTACGCAGGCCAGCCGGGGAATACCAAACGCACGAAGCTGTGGGATGAGTTTGGCTACCCGGACAGCCTTGAGTTTGATCGCTACTATCGTGCCTATGAGCGCAATGCAGTGGCTTATGCTGCGGTGCACAAGTTGCTCGAATCATGCTGGATGGATAACCCGACAATCATCGACGGCGAGGAAGCCAGAGAGGCGACCAAAACAACCGAATGGGAAAAGTCAGTCACGAAACTGATGAAGAAGCACTGGTCGAAAATCAAGGATGCGGATCGCCGTAACCTTGTTGGTCGTTATTCAGCACTGCTCATCCAGTTCCGTGACGGCAGAGAGTGGAGTCAGCCTGTGGACCGTGCTGTTGTTGGCAGGCTGAAAGACAAAGCCATTGTTAAGCTAATTCCCGCCTGGGAGTCTCAGGTCAAGCCGGGCAACTTCGACACCGACACGCTTTCCGAAACCTACGGACAGCCTTTTTCGTACAACTTCAACGAGCAGCCGGTTGGCGATGACGGCACCTATGGCCCGGTGCGCGGCGTTACCGTTCATCCGGAACGTATCATCATCCTGTGTGAGGGTGCCGAGGATGACAACATTCTGTCCGGAGTGCCTTTCCTTCGCGCGGGTTATAACAAACTGCTCGACCTTGAGAAGGTTTCCGGCGGCAGCGCCGAGGGCTTCCTGAAGAATGCCAGTCGCCAGCTTGGTATCGCATTTGATAAAGAGACCAACATGGCAGCGCTCAAACAGGCGGCCACAGATGCTGGGTTCAAAGATTTGGGCGATGCGCTAAACGACAAAGTCTCCAGAATGAATCACGGGACCGACGCGGCGCTCGTAATGCAGGCCGGTACGCCGTCCGTTCTTTCTGTTGCCCCGGCTGACCCAAAACCAACATGGGAAGTCACGGCCAACGAGTTCGCCGCATCAATCCAGTGTCCGTTCACCATTCAGTTCGGCCAGCAGACGGGACGTCTAGCCTCCGATGAGGATAAAACGGACTGGGCTAAGCGATGCAACGGCCGCCGCTGGGGGTTTCAGTCGTCAGTGGTTGAAAAAGTCCTTGAACGCTTCTGGACAGTAGGCGTGATTGATCCGCCTTCATCGGGCGAGATTACGCTGGCATGGTCTGATCTGCTCGCCCCGAGCGAGAAAGAGAAGATTGCCAATATGCAGGCTCTCGCTACCGTTGCGAAAGATACCCAGCAAGCATTCGGAACGCCATCTGTCGAACCGAATGAGGTGCGCGCCGCTGGCGAGCTCGAGCCTCTGCCTGATGTGGAAACGCCAGACCCAAATGCAAAGGTGACTACCGTTGATCCTCTCAACCCAGCAGAAGAGAATCGGGACGCCGATCGTACCGCGCAACAAGTCTGACCCAACGCAATCAGCCCGGCAGGTTAGCAGGATGTTCAGGGATATCGAAGAGCGGTATCTCAACATCAAGCGCCAGCTAAAAGAGGTATTCGATCAGCGCCTGATCGGGCGGCAGCGTGAGGCCAATGGCGAAAAGTCATGGATGGTATGCAACAACGAGGGTGCCGAACCCTCTCTTTACCAGGTGAATGCCGGCACGTACATCTATGACATGTCGGCGGCGCAACTAGCTGACCTTTTCCAGATAGTGCAGGCGATACTTGATGGCTCTCTGCTTGATGGCGGGAGCCAGAACCTTTGGGCGCTTGGTTATGTCGCCGCAGAGTATGAGCGCGGCACGCTTAACGCATTCACCAACCTGTCCGTGCAGTCCCCGGCGTACGCCAGCCAGACAACACTGCCTCAACTGCTGTCGAGCCCGGCCTATCAGAACCAGATAGCAGCCGCTTACGTCTCAACCTACAGCGACTGGAAAGGCATCAGCGACACCGCTCGCGCCGACCTCGCTAACGTAATAGCCGATTCGATAGGCCGTGGCGTTAACCCAAGAGAGACCGCTCAGATTGTCAGTAAGCGCCTTGATGTCAGCATGGCAAAGGCGAAGAACATCGCTCAGACCGAGCAAGTAGGCGCGCTGCGTGAGGCTCAGTGGAATGAGACCGAGTGGACTCAGGAGCGCCTGGGGCTCAAGACAGCGATATTGTGGATTTCCGCTCTCAAGCCAACAACAAGAGCAACGCACGCGGCACGGCACGGAAAAACTTTCTCGCTCCAGGAGGTGAGGGATTTCTATGCCAGAGACGGCAACAGATATCACTGCTACTGCGGAAACATACCGTGCATTCTCAACGATGACGGCAGCATTTTTAACGAAGGTCTGGCGGATAAGCTGGCGAGGGAAAGAAAATCTTGGATCGACAAGTAAATGGGAATAATCTTTAACCTCTTATGATATGGAGGTTTTATGATTGACCAAAATACAGTTGTTCACGTAGGCAATGGTAAGCAACAATCCATAAATCTTGAAAGACTTTCTCTCTTTGAGTACGTGGCTGAAGTTGGCAACGGACAAATTAAGCTGGTATTTACTCGTAAAGAGGCTGAATTTGACAGGGAGCAAATTAGTCGCCTAATAAGCCTCAGTAAGGAAAAGCTGAAATTTACTCTCATCAGCAATAAATCTGAGCACTCCTATGATGCCACTCTTCAAGAAGTGACCTTAAATTCAAACGAGTTTTTCGAAAGTCTTACACTCAAAGCTCTTGTAGTTTAAATCCATCAATTGTTAAAAGGTCGCCCCGGCGGCCTTTTTTATTGCCTGAATTCCACCAATGAGGACCCAGCATGAAACGCAACCGCGTTAACGTGCTGACCGTCGTCAACTCCGCTTCAAACATCACCACTGAAACCATCGACGGCAAGCCACATATCGTGGTTCGCGGCATCACGCCTGTCGTGGACGATATTGTGATGAACCGGAAGTTGTACCCGGCAGCCGAAATCGAAAAGGCCTACAACACCCTTGAGCGTAACCCGATGCCGCTGGGCCACCCGAAGGTGGACGGCAAGCACGTTTCGGCGCGCGATGTCCGGGCGGTAAACAACTACCACGTCGGCGCTTGGCTGCAAAACGTCAGCCACAAAGAAGGCAAGGTCAGCGGCGATATGTACGTCGACCGCCAGTACGCCGAATCAAGCGAAAAGGGCAAACGCCTTATCAACCGCCTGGATGAGATGGTCGCTGGCAGCAACTCCGAGCCTATCCACATCTCCACCGGCTTGCTGTATTCCGGCATCACTGCCAATGGTGAATCGAAGGGCAAGAAGTACACCGAGATCGCCACCAACATGATGTTTGACCATGTGGCGGTGTTGCTGGACGAGCCCGGCGCGGGGACGCCTGAAGAGGGCGTGGGCATCTTCGTTAATGCCGAGGGTGACGAGCAGGAGATTGAGATTGCTAACCTCTCTGACGCTGCTGACTGTACCCGTGAAGGCCTGCTGAACAAGACGAAGTTCTTCTTCACCAATGCCTCTAACTTCTCTTTCGACGATATCCAGCGAGCCATCAGCGACAAGCTTCGTGAAGGCCGTTCCAAAGACTCCCTCGTCTGGCCTGAGTCAGTTTGGCCGGATACCTTCATCTATCGCGATGAAGCGAAATATTTCAAACAGAAGTACCTCATCGATGAGGGCGGCAAGGCCGTTTTCGTCGGCGAACCTGTAGAAGTCGTGCGCAAACCCACTGAGTACGAAATTAAAACCAACGGAGAGAACGATCCGATGAAAGATCTGATTATCAATGCGCTGAAAGCCGCTGGTAAGCCGACCGAAGGCAAGTCCGATGCTGAGCTGATGGACGCTTACAACCAGATGGCCGCCGAGAAGGCAGCGAAAACCGAAACGCCTGAAGAGAAGGCCGCCCGCGAAAAGAAAGAAGCGGATGAGAAAAAGGCGAAAGAGCAGGCTACCAACAGCGAGCAAGCTCCCGCCTGGTTCGCGCCGTTTGCTGACAAGCTCAACGCCATCGAAAGCGGTCTTGCTGTGAACGCCGACAAAGAGAAAGGCGAAAAGCGCGCGGCGGTGAAAATGCACTTCCAACTCGACGATATGGCAGTGAATGCACTTGATGGTGCCGCGCTCGATGGCCTGTATGCGCAGTGCCACACCTCCACCGGCCTGAATGGTGCATTCCGCCAGGCTAATAACACTCAATCTGTCAGCGAAATGCCGGAGTAAATAATGGCTAAAGATGGAAAGCATGTGATCCACGCGGGCGGCATTTTCCCGAATCCGCTTCTTAACCGTGAAGGCGCGGCGGCGGCAGCCACTAAGCCAGGCACGATCGGCTTCTTCTCTGCGGGTAAGTTCACTGCGTCGGTAGATGGTAACGAAGAGACGATCCTCTACGTCGCAGATTTCGACTATCTGCGTTGCCAGACGGTTGACGACTCTATTCCGGTAAATGAACTGGTCGTAGGTATTCATCCTACGCCGGGGATTTTCCTGAACGTTCGTGCAACTGCCGGCACCTACAAAAAAGGTCAGCCTCTGTCGGTCGCTAACGGTCAGGTGAAAGCCCACGCCACTGGCGAGTCCATACGCGCATTTGTCGAAGAAGACACGGCGTACACCGTTGCCGCAGGCGATCTGCTGCGCGTCGTTATCAAATAAGGAGCATCTGAATGCTTGTATTTTCTCGCTCTATCGGTGAACGCACCGGTAACCTCGAAGTTAACCAGGCACAGTTCCGTGAGCTGGAGATGGCGCGCAACATGAGTGCTCAGGCGGTAGCAGATTTCATTGCCCGAGCACGATTTGGTGAGAATGGTCACCTCGATGCAGTGAATGCGGTTGATGATATTCGCCGCATGTACCGTGCGTATGATCAGACCGTTTTGGCTCAGTTCGAGCCAAACACCGAATTCACTCTGCTCAACGACTTGATGCCGCTGTCACGCTCTGTTCGCCTGGAAGAGTCCGTGTATGAATATGCGCGCACTGGCGGTCGTGGATGGGCTCACACCTCCATGTCCGGCCAGATTGGTGCGGCGCTGGATGCTCGCGCGTACACCTTCGATGGCACGATGGTGCCGGTGCACGATTCTGGCTTCAAGTTTCACTGGCGTGACCCGATCTTCAATAAAGGCTCTGCTCTGTCGTCCTTGTCTGATGCGCAAAGCGGATCGGTTAATGATGTACGCCGCAAAATTGTGGATTACATGTTCAATGGCTTCCGCGACTCTGAAGGCAACTTCGTTACCTTTGATAATAAGACCTGGAAAGGGCTTAAAGCTGATGACCGTGTTGGCCTGGTAGATTTAGGTGCTTCCGGCCTGAACATCAATTTTGCAACCAGCACCGACCCTGATGCGATGCGCAATGGTGGTATCGCGCTGCGTGACGTTCTGAAACTACAGAACAACCAGTACGGACAACAGACCTGGTACGTCTCCAGTGACATCATGTCTAACTGGGAGCAGTACTATGACACTCAGAATAAGACCCGCACTGTGCTGGAAGAAATTCTGAAGCTGTCTGGTATTGCCGCTGTGAAAGAAGATGCTGAGTTAACCGGTAACCAGGTGCTGGTTGTTCCGCTGGCGGCTGGCGTCATTGCTCCAGTGGTTGGGCAGGCAGTGGGGACCGTTGCGGACCCGCGCCAGTTCTACAACAGCGACTACGTCTGGCGCACCTGGGGAGCGGCTGGCCTCATGGTTAAACAGGACATCAACCTCAAACACGGCGTGCTCTTCGCGAGCAGCTAAGGAGAAAATGAATGGCACTGGTAGAAATCACAGCAGGTAACGTCTTCGCCGGTGCCAACCTCCGCAAACTGGAGGTTGGTGCAGTAGTTGAAGTCGACGATGCAACGGCTGAGCGCTGGAAGGCTTCTGGCAAAGCCAAGGATACGGACAAGAAGAAAGGCGAAAAACTTTCCTTCGAAGTCGCTACACCATCCGTGCAGACCGCTGATCTGTCTGGCCTGCAAAAGCAACACGCCGAAGCGCTGGCGCAGATCGACAAGCTGACCACTGATGCTGAAGCGAAAGACAAAGCGCACGCTGACGCGCTGGCAGCAGAAAAGAAACGCGCTGATGATGCTGAAGCCGCGCTGGAAGAACTGAAGAAGAAGGTGAAATAACAATGGCGACCCCGGTTACGGCTGACGACGTGAAAGGCTTCCTCTCCGAATTGGGGTTTGCCATCCCTGACGCTTTGCTTACTCCAATCCTCTGCGTGGTGAACCGCATCATTCCGTGCCTTGAAGGTGCAGGATATGACGAGTGCACCGCGCAGCTCATTCTTATCTACGCTGCGGCGCTGATGGCTACTTCATCCGGCGCGCGACGTATCAAATCGCAGTCAGCGCCATCTGGTGCGTCACGCTCATTTGAGTATGGCGAAGACGGTGTGACATGGCTGCGTGACACGCTATCCCGCCTCGATACCAGCGGCTGCACCGGCGAGTTGCCGATCAGTGCCGGTAACAGCGTCGGGTTCTTCGATGTTGTCGGGGGCTGCTGATGGCCTGGGTACCTGTTGAGGTAAAACTGCCGGCGACATTCACGCGAGTATGGGTGAAGACCGACACCGGGCGGGAGACCACCGGCCACGTCAAATCTGACGGTCAGTGGATCATCAACTGCGCGAGCATACGGGCTACTGGCGCGAAGGTGCTCAAGTGGAAGGAGTAGGTCATGTCATCCACGGCAAACTGGAGCTATACCTCCACGGCGACAATCTGGCGAAATCTCGGCAACGATCAATACGGAGACCCACTCGGGTATTCTGCGCCTGAGCAAATCCTCTGTGATTACGAGGGCGGCCTCTCAAAGAGACTCGCGAGCCTTGGAGTTGAGATCGTCGTTAAGAACACATTCTGGACGGAGTTCGCGCTGGCAGCAGCCGGTGATTACCTGCTGATTGGCCTGTCGACAGAAGCCGACCCGGTTGTGGCTGGCGCTGATGAAGTGCGTCAGGTTGTTCAGTATGCCGATACCTTCGAGCGCCTGGCAGATGATTACGCCATCCTTACTGGAGTTTAGATATGGGCGTCAAAGTTAAGGGCGTGAGTCAGGCCGTCAAAACCATTAATCGCATAGCGAACACGATCGATGGCAAGAAGGCTCTGCGTGCCGTTTATTCGGCGCTGTACATCGTAGGTGCTGAGTCCGCAACTATGGTGCCGATTGATACCAGCACGCTCCTCAATTCTCAGTTCCGCGATGTTAACGTCAATGGCACCCGTATCACGGGCAAGGTTGGTTACTCAGCGAAATATGCCGCTTCAGTACATGAGGCACCCGGCAAACACCTCGGTAAGAAAACGCCGCGCCCGGTTGATAAAGGTCAGGCGCCCGGTTCGCGAGGGAACATATGGGACAGGACTGGCGAGCCTGAGTTTCTGAAGAAAGCTGGCGAACGCACAACGATTCAGGTCGATACCGTAGTTAAAAAGGAAATGTCGCTATGACGCCTTTAATGTTCCAGCGCGTTAGTGACTTGTTCGTCGATGCCGGGCTCACCACGGGATTTAAAGTTCAGCAGTTGATGTACGACGATCCTGGTAGTTTATCGACGGCTGTCATTGTTTTCCGTCCAGACGGTGGCTCTGCAATTCGCAATGAACTCGGTTCAACCTATTACGTTATGGTGGACGTTGTCGGCGCGAAGGATAAGCGCAAAGAAGCCCTGAATGCTGTCCAGCGCATTATTGAGTATGTTCAGGAAAACCCGATCAGCCACCCTTGCGTTGGTCATATTGAAAATATTGGCGGCATACCGCCACCGCAACTAACGGAAGAGGGGAGGATCGTTTTTCGTCTTTCCTTCGCTTGCCTCTACGGGGAGTAAGCAAAAACACCAGGCTGCCATCAGGCGGCCTTTTTTATTTATTGAGAGGAGTTTCCCCATGGCAGCAAATTGCCCTACGGACAACACAAAGCTGTTTGGCCGCGCAATTGTCCTTGAAGTGGCTGATGGTTGTGCCGACACGCTTCCTTCCGAATCCGAATGGAAATCGCTGGCAGCTGGTACCAGTAAAGGTTTCGACTTTTCACCTAACAGCGTGACATCCGATGCTGATGACACCAAGGGTTACGTCGAAAACATCGTCACCAACGCAGACTTCACCATTTCGTTTGAGGGTGAGGTGCGCCGCAATGACAAGTTGGATCAGTACGGTGTAAGTCGCCTTATTAAGTACTTCAACAGCGAGATTCAGGCCACTCGTCAGCCGACGCTGTGGGTGCGTATGGAATTCGGCCCGGTAACTTTCATCGGTTACATGCTGATCAACGCTCTGAGCTCTGACGGTGGCACTAACGACATCGTGACGTTCTCCACTGAATTCAAAGTGGCTGATGCCGACACTATCCAGGTAATTGATACCGATGAAACGGTACCAGCCACTGGCGTAACGGTAACCCCTGCGACTACCTCCCTGGTTGTAGGTGCAACTCGCCAGCTGACTGGTGCAGTACAGCCGTCTGATGCTACGGATAAATCGGGAACCTGGACAACCTCTGATGCTACCAAGGCAACAGTGAGCTCTACAGGCCTGGTCACAGCGGTCGCTGCTGGCTCTGCAACCATCACGTTTAAATCCACTGATGGCAACTTTACCGGCACCTGCGCTGTTACGGTCACGGCTTCGTAACCATTCCAAAGGGCTGGCTAACAGCCCTTGATAATGATTATGGAGGAATTATGAAATCACGGCCGCCATTGAAAGAAATAGGCGAGATGCTTATCGATGCCGAAGGAAAAGAATACTTTTTCAGACCATCGTTCATAAACATGACACGCATAGGCGATCCGTCTGAAATCGTCGCCGCGTTCTATGACCTGCATCACGACGAAGTGGCGGCGCTTATTCAGTCTGCACACCAGGCATTCGGGCTGATCCCTTCGTGGCTGATTGAGCATATCAAATCCAGCAGTTATGGAAGAAAAGCCCTGATGGCTGCAATGGAAGTTATGATCGCATGCTGTGATGAGGATGTAACGCCGCTGATTGGAGAGATGCGCCAGGCCAAAGCGTCAGGTAAAGCATTTAAAATGAAGAGCGGCGCGATGGATGCGTTCGAAATAATCGTCATCGCCCAGTCACTTATAAGCCACGGGGTTATCGGCAAGGCAAAGGTGAGAAAGCTCCAGCGACATGAAAATAATCAGGCCACATCCGAATTTAATGCTTTCGAGTATATCAGTGCTGCGCGCAACCACTTTAGCATGAGCCGGGAAGAGGCAGAGCAACTCACCATGACTGAGTTTCAGCTCCTGATTGCAGCAAAATATCCAGATCAGAAAGGATTCACCAAAGAAGAGTATGAAGCTGTCACCGATAATCATTTCGCCAAGAAAGCTCGCAGGCTAGAGAGAGAAAAGCAGAATAAAAAACAAGCAGTGCATGGCTGATAAACGGTATAATAGTGAAACTATTTTCTTGGCGAGGGAGTTATGCGCAAAGGTGCTTTTTTTCTGATTATCTGCCTGCCGTTTTCCAGTATTGCTGGAGAAAACACTTCGACAAAATGGGCTCAGACGTCAGAGGCTATCTGCTACAACCATCCAGATAAGCAATTATGCCTCGATGGTATCAAAGCTTTAATGCGAAGCGTCAAAGCCGCCAGTGATGTGAATTATTCATGCCTTCAGGTGAAGAAGGCGGGCGGTGAAATGAGCGAGATATGCCAGAACGCCGAATCCTCTCTATCCACGCTTGAATAAAAAATATTAACTTCAAAAATAAACCCGCTCCGGCGGGTTTTTTATTGCCCTGAGGATGCTTAAATGGCCGGAATTCTTAACGCTGGTAAGGTAATTTATGAAGTCGACATGGACACGGCTGGCATCCTTCGAGGCAGGCGAGAAATTGAAGCCGCACTGGCCGGTCTTGGCGGCAACCTTGGCAGGATTGAATCCAGCGTAAACCGCACTGAGCGATCAATCGCGTCTATGGAGCGCACGCTGTCGAGCCTTGGCAGCATTGCCAAAGGTGTAATCGCGGCCCTGTCAATCCAGCAGGTCGCCAACTATGCCGACGCCTGGACAGAACTGAACAACAAGGTATCAAACAGCATCCGCACCGGCGAGACGCAGGCCGAAGTGATGCAGCGCATCTTTGATATTTCGCAGGCGACGCAATCATCCCTTAACGGCACCGCCACTCTTTATGCCCGCCTTT